GCCGATCACTGAACGGCGCAGTGACTATACCGTTGAGGAGATTGCAAGCAAACGCGCTGAACTGCTTGTGTTTGAGGCTCAGGTAAGTCAGCTAAAAAGTGATCTGCGGGAGTTCTCACGATGAAGACTTATGTTGATCTGGCCAACAATGCTGACCTGATTCGTCAGACAGTTGACAAGGGAAAAGTGGTTTACGTTGACTCACTGGCTTATGTTGTCATCAGAGATTGTATTGGCCAGTACCTGATCCATTGCAAGCTAACCGACTGGTACATCGGTTTGACTTGGCGTGATGGTGACTCCGATCTATCTGGTCACGGTAAAACGCTGAATGGCAAGAGATTCTTTACGGAGGTCGAATGACAGGTTGGCGACCCGTTACTAAACTTGATGATCTTCAGTCTATCGAAGATCGACTATCCAGGAACCGTAAGTTGGTCACGGCTTACATACCTGGCAAGGGTATCTGCTACAAAGTGGTGCCTATTAAAAGTTTCCCGCACAAACGTAAACGCTACAAGGAGGTATGGTGATGCCTGACTCAACGAAGTGGAAAGTTGTTGTGCTTGATGATGAAGGAAGCTGGCAGATACTCGCCACTGACTTAACGTATGAGGAAGCCGATAGCTTGGTAGATGAACACACTGATAAGTATCCACATGCTATTGTTGATGTGATAAGTGATTCAATGAAGCCACAGGGCTTGGTAGATCAGCAAGCGTAGCAACCTATAGATTTAATCAGCTTACAGAACCCGGCCAGCTTAACCGCTGCGCCGGGTTTTTTAGTAGCTATTGACAGCTGTCAGATTCCCGCCGTAGAATACGTAAGCACCCGAACACTAACCGTGGAACCTTCTGACTTTAATTTCGAGGAACTACTCCAAAATGCAGAAGAAATCGAAAATGATGCTATTAACTTAACAACCAATGAGTTCGGTGAACTTGTAGATGAACAGGAATTAAATAGTGAGGAGCTTACAGAAACTGAACATCTAGCTCCCTCTACCGTCAATACTGATACTCTTAATGTAGCAAATAACACCCCCCAACAAAGTAACAACCTCTCGGAAAACACTAGCCTCACTACCTCCACTACCACTAACCGTAATGCTACTTGGTTGAAAAATAGTGTCCTTGCACCTTCTGAGTCTGATAAAGAATTTGAATTGTTCTCCTGTTATTGTAGGTTGGGTGGGGGACGTTCACTACAATATGTATCCCAGATTACCAATTTCAGCATTTCTAAACTACAACAAGTAGCTAAACGCAATAACTGGTTGGTTAGGGTGGGGGATTTTGATAGGTACCAACTCAGCAAAAAGTTAAATGAAGTACAGGATGCTCGTCATCAGAAGCATCTTAACAGACTGGAAGCATACCGTGAGCAGCAGGAACAGATTGGCCATCAACTTAGCCTAAATGCAGCACGTATCGCATACCTGGCAGATCGCAAGTTGACTAAATTGCTGGATAGTGAACAGGATCTCGATGTACGTGATCTTCCCTCAATGTTAAATGCAGCATCCAAGTTGGCTGAAGTAGGAAAGAATCTACAAAGTAATGCACTTGGTGTAGACCAGTTACTTGCAGCAATCGAAGAGTCTGAAGTTGACTAAGTAACTTTTGTCTGCACGTCAGCAAACTTACAGGTACTCATTAACGGCACGTCCAGCTGAGTACCTGTACTTCGCGACCCCCCTGCCTACCTGACCGCCTACCTGCCAGACCCCCCTGTTCCTTACCCATCTAACTGGTATAAAAGCACGACCTCAGATCGACTGCGGCGCAAGGGATCTCAAACTCAGATATTCTACAAAGTGGAATGACCGGGCCAGTCCCTGACTGGGTTCTATGGTACGCTGTTTTCTACAAAACGTTCCCTCCCTGCCAAGCTGGCTGAAGGCTGTAAAATGAACAAACCTCAGCGTCCTGAACAGCGTATGCAATCAATTATCTGCAACCGTAAACTACTTGGCATTGCTGGTAATGACCTTACCATTCTTCTCTACCTTGTAATCCTGTCCAACTCTCGCATCATCATTGGCTTGACGCCAGCGCAACTATCTGAGAATCTTGGCTTTCATTTCAAGGCTACCTATCGCTCACTTGCTAAGCTGCGCAAGTTAAATTACATTCGCAAAGTAAAGTACAAGGACATGGTTGGATTCATGGTTGATCCAACATTCACTGTTACTCCATCACCTCAACGTCGAACATTTAAGTACAGGCTCTGGATTGAAGCTGGCGAGCAAGGAAAGTAACATTCACTCCCCTTGTTGATCGGTTTCGCCATTCACACGCTTGGAGGCCATTCACACTAACTTGCCATTCACGTTGCTAAATGCCATTCATGTCAATTTGCCATTCATGCGTAAAGTTGCATTCACTGCTAGCTTGCCATTCATGTATAAATGCCATTCACCCTTGCTAAATGCCATTCATGTCTAACTTGCATTCACCCGCAAGTTGCATTCACTACTAACTTGCATTCACCACTGAGTTGCATTCGCCCCTGTCAACTGCATTCATTGCTAGCTTGCTGCGCCGCTAAGTTGCATTCCCTGGCGGAACCTATCGCGCCAGCTAACTTAACGCCGCGGCCACTAGCTAACCTGAAGCCTAACCTATCTGACAGGCTGGCTGGGTTGATCGGCTACTGGCTTGATCGGAGCCTAGCCTAACTTGACCGGCGCTAGCCTAACCTGACAGAACGTTAATCTTGGCGCTACTGTAACTGTAACTTGTGGCTAGTATCTGTAACTGTAACTTGCGCAAGCTAACCTATACACTAGCCTAGCGTATCTGTTGTGTTCACTATCCGGGCGAAACTTACCTGAATGAGCGTAACTAACCTGCCAGACTAGCTAACCTTACAACTAAGCTAACTCTGGCCGATCTTACCTGCTAGCGTCACAAGCTAACCTGCCAGACTGTAGAAGGTGCCGTAACTGTATGGTGCGGAAACTACGGTAGGCGTAACCTTACAATCCTGGTGAGACTAGCAGCGGAGCGTGACTGTAAAGCGTGAGAGCCTACCTGCCTGACAGGCTAACAGTCCTGGCGAGACTGTAACGGCGAGACGTTAGCTCAACTGCAAGGTGTGCTGAGCTTGCTGTTAGCTTCGAGCGTAACTGTAACGGCGGTTAGGTTAGCGTAACTGTATGGTGCGATTCGTGTTAGTTTTTGTTTGAGCCGCATCCTGATCTGCGCTGAACGTACGGCAGACTGTCGCGGTCACAAGCTACAGCGAGCATTTTTGACGGTTCCGCAGCCTATAGAGTGAGTTAGCGGGCTATTTTGTGCCACTAGCTAACTTTATGGGCTATCGGCGGTTTGGTAGCTTGTGGGATCCGTCCGGCCGATCGCTTGCAAACCGGGACACCATGCCGTACAATATGGGAACCGGGGGGGCGGGGCCGTAGGTCTCTCTCACCGCCGGTTTCACGCAAACCAGAGCCCTAGGTTCCCCATGGAAGGATTCCCCTTTATCTCACCAGTTGACGGCCCCTGCGCTGAGAGTCGGACTGCTCCCCTCGCCGTAGGCCTATGGGAGGCGGCAAACGATGGTGCCGCAGTCTGCCGTACAGATACGTTCGGCGACACTAGGATTGTCGGATGGTTGACCGTTAATGGCGCTTTTCGCTTTTTGCACGAGGCGCGGGACGCCGTTAGCCTGCTAACTGGCGAGAGTCGAAAAGTCTATGGCCTTGATTCTGACGGTTACTTGATTAAAACGCGCAACCGCTAATCATAGATTCCCCTACTGTGCCAGTCCTTAAAGTCTGGCACCCTAGGGGAATCTCCCCCCTATCACCCCTCCCAACTAACACCATGCAATCCTCATCTCAGTCCCGCCGCAATGGCGCCGTCAAGATCATTAAGCCTGCCGCGCCAGAAGCTGGAGCGACTCCCATCGCAGAGCAGAAGCCCGCGCGGCGCGAGTCGGCAATGCTGGAGATCCTCCGTGGTATGGGTGCCGCTGTGCCCGCCAGTCTGCGAGAGCCCGTCAGGGGGCAGCGCGGCAGCTCTGGTGATGGTGCCATCACCTGGCCAGAGGCGGTCAGGGAAGCAGCCCGCGCCATGGAACCACCGTTCGCCCTTGCAACGCGGAAGCTCCCCCACGGCAGACCCGCCAAGGCATCGGCTCTCCAGAACCCTATTCGCCGCAGCTCCAAGCGTGCCGTTATCTCCGCCCAGATCCTGACCGACGTGATTAACGGAACCTACAATGGCGTGCAACTGCCCGCAAATCTGTCAGCAGGGGATCCCCTCTCGCTCGAGTGGATTCTGACAATCCTAGACCTTAACCACACTGTCTACAGGAAGGTGGAATCCTGGCAAAGCCTGAGCAGGCTTCTGACGGTTATGGCTAACCTTTCGGGCCGTTACGTTACTGTCAGTACTGACGGTATGGTGAGGCTGACGACCGAGGATCCTAAGGTTCAGCCTGAGACCTGACACCTAACTCTACCGGACAGGCTAGCCTTTAGGGTTGGCCTGTCCTTCCTGCTATCATCCTAGTTTCAATCAATGAACAGGCTTTTGATTATCGTGGCCTCCACCTATCTTACATTCTGTCTAGTTTCTGAACTTGCGCGGCAGGATGCCTCGCTGGTGTCAGAATGTCAGACCAAGAATAGCGTTACAGAGTGCCGCCTTAAGGTTTACGGGAGATAATGCTAGTTTCCGGCCGGTAGTGTTAAGCTATCGGCCGGACTAATCTATAGAAAGTCGGCAGGAAGTTGGGTGGGGTGGGGTAGTTCCAGGGGCGAGGTGGTGCGCCTCCCCCTTCTAGCAATTTTTTCCCTATTTCTCCACCCAAAAGCAATTACTTTTCTAAAAATTTCCCCCCTCGACTACCCTTTTCCCACATCCCCCACTCATCCTTACAGATTGTCTAACTTGCAAGACCCCCTTCCACCACCTTTTTTCTACATCCCCACCTATCTTTACGGATTCTCAGACTTGTAAGTAATCGCTGCTATAGCTTTGCACCCATCCCCCACCCATCCCTACAAATTACTCAACCCATAAGGTTGTCAGCCCACAAGTTTCCGCCCAGAGTTCGAGATCAAGCAATTTACCGAGCGAAGTCGTCAAATTTTTTTCCCTGCATTCCGGGAGCAGCTGAGGCCACCAGTTGCGCGATCCACGTAAGCCCTGTTGCTGCCAGCCCAACACAACCCTCCGATGGAGGCCCGACGGTAATTCGCGCTGATTTCTCCTTGTCAACCAGTGGCCTCAGGATTCAGTCTCACCCTCAGAGTGAAGTTTTCGCCAAATTTTCTCCGGCAGCATCAGCCGCAATTTAACTGGTTCCAGATCAAAAGCGTGACTCTGCTTCTTGATCCAATCCCACGCTTCTTTCTCTGTCAAAAACAAAGGTGGATATTCCCGTAAGTATGGCTCCCATGGCGGTCTTGAGTAGATCCTTCGTATAGCCTGTACGTCCGGGAATTCACCGTGACCATGGCATTCGCGCTGTGTTTGGGCGATTGCGTAAACATAGCAACCGCGCACAACCCATGTTTCGCTCATTTTGTGAAGTTCATTGGATTTGTAAAGTCATCCCGCACTTTTGCAGCAGGAAGCTGGAACACCGAAGCATTGGTTTCGGCAAACGTGTAACCCCGCGCCCACGGATTTCCTCGATCAAGTACGATGACCGGAATACCGAAGAGCTTGGGGTACGAATCTGCAACGAAATGGCCGGGTTCGATGACGAGCCGAACATCGCTGTTACGCAGGTCATCCCAAGCGCTCATGCCAAGCCGGATCGCCTTTACTGTCAGCTTCATGTCGGCATAAAACTTCAGATCTTCAATGATCTGCGCCAACACCTCGCCTTCACAAGCGTCAATCACGATTCCGCCACTCGCTAAGGATCATGTTCAGAAACAAATACAGAATCACGCCGTAGATCGTGATATACAAGATGGTTGCAGCTGTCATGGGTAGTAGGTGATGGCATCCTCGCCGTATTGGTTGCAAACAGTGAACCGATGGCCAAAGATCAAAGCTTTCTCATTGTTAAAATCTGCCTTGAACGGCCATTCGGCATCCATCGCCGCTTGCAGAATCCTGTAATACGCCTCCGATCCGATCCAAATTGCAACTGGTGGGTTGTCCGCTCCCATCTGCTCCAGCTGTTGCTGGATCTTCATCATGATTGCGGTGGCGCTCAGCTTGATGGATGGATTTTCCGGTTCTGGCATGTCTTGAATGGCTCTTTTGGGTTCACTGATGCTCATTACTCAGGCTCCTCCTCGCCTACAACACTGGACAGTGCTACGGCTTGCGTCTCAACAACCATTGGAATGAATGTGATAACGCGAAGAATTCGATGTTGACTTCCGTGCAACACGAATCCATGACCAACTAGCTCTCTTTCTAGTAGGAACACGCCCTTTTGCGCCAGTGGCCACATCCTGACCGTGCAAAAAGTGCGCCCATGGTCCCATCTGATAAAGTCATGGATGCAACTCCACGGACATTCGACGATTTCCGTCTGTTCTTTGATGATCTCGAAATCCCAGTCACCAGGGATGCTGGGTGGAGCGACGTATGGCATCACAGTTTCCCGTCAAATTTGCACAAAACATAAGCACTTGTAGAAGCAGAGCCGTCCGCACTGGCTAAATGAGTCATGCGTCCCCCGATAATGGTAAACAGTTGACCGGCAAGTTTAATTTTTTTATCAACTAGATTCTCGAATACTTTACGGTCTTTCCTTTGAATCACGGCTCTTGCGTAATACACCGGCTTTCCGCAGAGTATGTCGATTTCCTTTTCAACTGCATCCGCTGCTATATCCCACTCATCGCGACTCAGTTCATCTTCCGCGATTGCAGGTTCCTGGAGGGGCTGGACCCCTGCTGCTGGTACATCAGTAGCCCCTCTCATCTTGCGGATCTCCCAACATGCCAGCAGGTCTTCTGGGTTGCCCCCATGCTTTTCGTACAGCCGGCCAACCTCAAGCCAAAGCTCTTGTGGATCTTCGCGGAACAGGCAACTTACACTGAGCTGCTCAATATAGACAGGCCGCTCAATGTATCTACCAAGCTCGCCTTCATTGCTTTTCAGTTCAATGCCGGACTCGGTGGCTGGATACTTTTCAGAAAGTTCCGCAAGTGCGCGAAAAAGTATCGCCGTGTTGAGGTTTTTTTCGGAATAAATCATTTGCCTCCGTTAAAAGCTTCAAAGATCATTTCTTCGATTTCCTGGGCCGGAACGTCCAGCAAGTCAGCCTTCAGCACGGAATCCAGCAGAACAACTGCATCGCGCCTGTTAAAACCGGCTCCACAGGCCTCGCACTCCCAAAAGCCGTTATCCAATCGAGCGATGCGCATGGCAACACTGCGCTGAATAAGTGTGTCGGCCGTGTTAAAGGGATTGCGTCGCGGAATCTTTCGCCATTTCAGCTCCGGCGTGGCTGAATGGCCGGCTCTTCTGATGGTTTCTACGTGCAGGCATACTGGGCATGGAACGGTCATGAATCCTCCAGTGGATTGAAGCAGGTCGCTGGGAGCACCTCAACACCCGCCGGCAGAAAGTGTGTATGCGATGCCCATGGGTTCCTGTCCCATTCCCAGTGCCAACTTTCGTTATGCCAGTATCCGTACCAGCAGAACCCGCTTTCAGTAAGTTCTTGGCTCAACGGGTCGCGATCTGATAGCGAAACGGGCTTTGCAACGACGCGAATCAGGCCAGTTGGGTCTGGCATCACGTAGTCGACCATCCCGGAATTGATAGCAGCGGATGGCTTCTGGCACCCCATCCAGAAACGCTTTACGAAGAAATTCACGGCTTTTCCTCGTCAATAACGTAAACAACGTGAACCTTCAGATTATTGCACGCAGCGACATAGAGCATGTGTTCCGTGCCACGGCTTTCACCGTCCCACAACGCCAGCAGGGCATCGGCATTGCGTGCCATCTCGGCATTGCGCTTCATGCCTGCCTGCTTTCCGTAACGATTCCAATCTGCAGGAAACTCGGCGATCGGAACGTTATTGGCCTTGGCCCAGTCGTATCCGAGCTGATCGGCACCGCGAGCCATGCCGCACACGACCTGCGAAATCGGCCACTGCACCTCCTGTAGTGCGTCCAGGAGCACCTGCGGATCAGTGATTTCGCGTGAACCAGCAATAATGACTCTCATGATTCCTCGTTGTCAATGGATTTGTAGAGGATGTCGCCATACTCGCCATCCGCCCAGTATTGCTGCAGGTAATGCAGTGCCTGCCGTCTTACGTCTTCCCTGTCCGGTCCTTCGACAGACCAAAGGTGTTTGACGCACTTCATCCTATAAGCGGTTTGGTTGAACGCATGGTTCCAGTAGCTTTCCTGAATGACGCAGGCATTGAAGGCTGCTTCTGCTTCGGCATTGGTATGCGCGATTTGCTTCAGAGCCTCAAAAAGCTCAGCCGATCCGCTTGCGTAAGTTTTGCCATTGAGTTCAACCTTGAAATTCTTCGCTTCGTAAATTTCGCCGCTGATCTCGATTGTGCAGTTTTTGGTGTTGATGAAAGTCATCAGATGATTAGGTATGGTTTATTGTAGGAGTGGTATGGGACGCTGACAAGCACTATGTACTCAGAGCCTCCGATATACTCTCCTTGGCTGCGTCCTGGGAGCTTTCCGCTTTTACGAAGCTCCTGCACCTCGTCCAGAATTTCGGAAAAGCTGGCACTCTCCAGAACTTCAATACTACTCTCTGCCCTGTACTCACCACTGCGCCGCAAGAAATAGGTCAAACTCACAAACACTGTTGAAACTGGAGTCCTCCATGGAATTCCGGGCATTACGTCCTTGACTGGAACGTAAGTCCAGGTTGAAACATCTCGCCACATGACCTGAACTTCGCCGTCCTTGTCGGCGTCTTTCTTGGTAGGCAGGCGATCAACAATCCACTCGCTGCCATCAACCATAATGCTCATCGCTGTGCAGCCTCTCCACTTTTGATTTGTTCGGCAATCCGCAGCACCATGAACTTCGGATCTTCTGCTTCCCAGTCTGCATTGAAGGCAAGTGCTTGAAGCGCTGCCGCAAGGCTGAAGCGATCAGCCACGAAAGGCTCGTCGTTAAGCGAGGTTTCTCGATGCGCCGAAAAGACAACATCGGCCAAGCGCAGGCCATTGAAGATGTTTGGCGCCTTTGCCGCTTCCCTGCTTTTGAGCGTGTGCTTGATAACCTCCTTGATACTTGGCGGTGTTTTTTTCGCCAACTTTTCAATGGTTCGCGCAACGTCAAGGTAGCGCTGCCACGTAAAAATGCAGTAACCCGTAGTCCCGTCATCTTCAATCTGCCACCGTGCAGCTTTTGCTCTGGCAAGCGCGATCAACTCGGCATCTTCCATGTCTGGTTGGCGGGGAGCCCCAAGGGTAGCACCTTTCTTGCGGGTCCGTCAACCCTCTGCGTTCAACGCGAGCACTTTGCAAGCCGTAACACACGCAACACCGCAACGGAGCCAGCGCATGTATAATACCGTGTCCCCGTCAATCCACAAATGCTTAAGCGTATCAAGCCCTACTGGGAATTTCTGCAAGAACCGCGCAGCTGGACGACCGCAAACGTTGCAATTGGCGTTGCCTTCATTCTCTTGGCGAAGGATGGCGACAGAGTTGCAGAATCTTTTGCAATTGGCTGGGCGATTTCCGCATTAGCAGCCTCGCTGCCTGTACTTTTTGCGAAAACCCGGGATTACCGCTCGCCGACCTACATCAAGGCCGATCGAAGCCTCGCATACATGGAGGGCTGGGAACATCATCGTAAGTCAATGGAGTTCTTCATTGAGGAAGCTGAAGCAGGCAAGCAATCCACAAAAGATGAATCAGTTGACAACGCCTACGCGATCTTCCTTGATGGCATGAACCGTGTTGCTGCTGGCAAGCACTTGCCGAACAGCTGAGCCGTCGCTAGAACCCTTGCAACATTGCACCCAGCCAACCATGCAAGATCGACCGTTGCTCGATGATTTGGCCCTGAGCTTGTGCCCTGGCGATTCCGACTCTCCCGATGGCACAGGATTGACCTGTGCAGGCCCCTGCAAGCGGTGCCGGAACGAGGCTGCGACCATTGCCCTCACCTTGGCCACTGCAGCTCGCCTGGAGGGTCTGCCGAGGGCTGGTGATTGGCTCGATCGGGTCGCCGCCCAGCTCCCCCAGAGCCAGCCCAACTCCTAACCAACTCCTAATTTCCTCCAAATTTGGACTTCGCCTATGGAATGGACGAGTGTTGATCCGCCCCACCACAAGCAGAAATGCTATTACAGGTACGTTCTGAAAGTTCACGGCACAGGCTGGACCGATGAGTTCGGGGACTGGTGCCAGGGCTCTTATCTGGATGGTGTCGTCGATCTTGAAGTTTGGCGCGAAACCAAGAAAACGCCAAAGGGGGCCTGGATCGAACGCAGTTACGGTCGGAAAAAGTTTGTTCTTGACGCTGGCCGCAAGCGTTACGCATGGCCAACAAAGGAACAGGCATGGGAGTCCTTCCTTGCAAGAAAGCGCAAGCAAGTGAAGCATCTGAGACAGCAACTGGTTGCAGCCGAGTTGGCGCTTAAGCTGCCGATGCCAGCCGAGCCATCTAATTCGGCAAGATTTGCATTCGCCCCGGAATGGTATAAACTTGAGCAGACTAACGAGCCGCTCTACGTCAAGGCAAGCGAATGTACTTGAAAGCTGAAGAAGTTTCGTCCATTCCCATCCTATTGCTGGATGGCGACGGCAATGAGATCAAGAACTGTATCGACATTGATACAAGAACTGGCAATGCGTTTGTTTTTATTGATTTTGATAAGCCCAACGAATGGCCGGCTGACTGGCGATTCGGTCAGTTCATCGGAACAGGCGGTGGCATGAAAGTAGTGGCCACCTTCAAGCTTCCGATCACCGTTATCCTCAGGGACACTGACATCGTTGTTGAAGACGAGCTTCAGCTGCTGGCCGCCGCTCGTTTTGAAAACCTTGGGCGTCAGATCGACCGCAAGGCAATTCAGAACAAGAATCGGATTGATGATGCGTTCATCAACCTGTGGGCAGAGCTTGGCATGGCAAAAGCTGGTATTCGTTAATACTTAGTTGAATTTGGTCGGGGGCGCGGTAGAGTGTCGGTGTCCCCGCCATACAGCCTTGGATCAGGAAGTTAAAAAGGACCTTGAGAAACTGCGAGAGCAGGCGCAGTCCGCGAGGGTGCTGACGAACCTTGCGTCTCTCAGTGGAATCGCAGCCATTCCGTTTGCATTTGTTGGAATCTTTATCGGCAACACGGCACTTGCGGCAGCAGCGCTTTGCTGGCTTGTAAGCCACTTCGTCGGCTATATCACCAGAATGCTGCAAGAGGAGCATAAGCAAGCCGAAACCCGCCTTTATCTTGCAGAAGCGGCGGCGCAACTTAATCGTACCAGGCCCAGTGGAAGCCCATTTTCCCACAGAGTGAGCTTGAACTAATGGAAAAAATCGAGCTTTCAGCTTCTCAACACTTTGAGATTGAGAAGATCAATCGAGCCATTGATCGTGAGACTGACGTGGACAAGCTCAAGAACACGCTGAAAGCTCTTACCAGGGCCTGGATGATTCAACGATGTGCTACGAGCTGGATCATGCGGCAAAAAGGTATTGACTTCCCATTCGCCAGCCCATCCGACCAATGATTGAATACTTCCTGACGCTGCAGCTTGATGCTCAGCGTACAATGGACATTCGCGTTGAGGCGCCATGTGCATACGATGCACGAATGAGATATAAGAATTCTGGCGGCAAGCATCGCATTATCGCCATTCGGCCATGCGTGAAGCAGGCTAACCAAGAATGAAGTTCCATCGCATCGAGCCGTTTCCCCAGGAAACTTTCTACGTGCTTGCCGAAGAGCACGAAAACGTCAACTGCGTAGCCAACAATCCAGTTTGCTTTTCTCCGATCAACTACGGCATTGAAGAGGTTGAAGCTGGTGACATCCCCGTTCACGCAAAAGTCGTTGTCATTGATCCTATGACCGGCCGCATCAGACGAGTCAATCTTGAAACAGCAGTAAAAATGAGCACCGGAGAAGAACTGTCTGGCGTGAATGATGTTGCAGCCGCTGTTGAGACATTGAGGGCTGCGTTTCAGCGCAATGGCCTCAACTCACCCGTATCAATTCAGCTTGAAGATTCTGATCAGGCAGTTAAGCTTGCACTTCTTTTTGGCAATCGCCTTACAGATAGCGCTCTGTCGCGGTTGATTCGTTCGATTACCACCGGGCGGGACGGGTTTCTGATCGACGGCATCCGGTTCACCTGGCCAGCACCCTCTTGGTCGCGTCCAGCTGGTGGGTTTCAGCGGCTCAGGCAGCTGTTTGGTGCCGGCGGCGACCTCGGATCCCCGAGCGACAACCAGGCGCCCTGAGCGGCTTCCGGGGCTGCAAGAGATCGACTGAAACCCCTCGCTACGATTGGCAGTAGGTGGTAGTGGTCGATCATGTCTGGCGCTTTTCTGATCGGCAGGGGGCCAGATGGCAAGGACAGGCCCGCAACTGTCAACACGGATGGCGCACTGAAGGTTGATATTGGCAGTGCAACGCTTTCTGTTACGGCTGATGGCGTTGAAATCAAAAATGACTCCGGCAATCCGGTTCCCGTTGTCACTGGTCTTGAAATCCCGGAGCACGATTACATCAGCCTGAGCTACACGGGAAGCAACCTGACAGGAGTTGTCTACAAGACCGGTGGATCTGGTGGGACGACTGTTGCAACGTTGACGCTCACATACGACGGTGGCAACAATCTGATCTCCGTCGCCAAGAGCTGAGCCATGGGATACGCCTTCAACCCGTTTACCGGGAACTTTGATGTTACCGGTGCTGCGGCCTCTGTTCCAGATCCGCTGACAGTCAATAATCTTACTGTCAACACGCTGCTGACTGCGGCGCATATTCACGGCAATGTTGCCGGAAGTCTTTACATTCACGTAAAAAATACAAGTAATACAACGCTTGCAAAAGGCACGCCTGTCTATGCAGTTGGTGCTGTTGGCGATACGACGACTCTTGAGGTTGCTGCGGCGGACTCCGCGGATCCCGCAAAGTCTCCGGCGATTGGCGTTCTTAACGAACAGCTAATTCACAACGCTTCCGGCCATGCCGTGATGTTCGGTGAAATCACCGGAGTCAATACTGGCTCATACCAGATTAACGACGAGCTTTATGTTGCTGCTGGCGGTGGTCTGACTGCTACCAAGCCGGTAACTGGCTACGTGCAAGCTATTGCCATTGTCGGTCGCGTTCATTCCAGCACTGGAACACTGCTGATCAAGATCGGCAGCCAAATGGATGATGCTGCTGGGAGCGGCGGACAGATTCAGGTCAACAATGCTGGAAATCTTGGGACGGTAACTGGTTTCGATATTGATGCAAGCGGCAATCTTGGCATTCCCGGCGACATTAACCTTGATGATGGGGGTTCGTTTACTACCACACTGCAGACGATCACGCCAACCGACAATCGTACGATCAGTCTACCCAACGCTACGGGAACTGTTGGCCTGGTTGCTGGCAGCAGTGGCAATGTTGCCTACAACCTGAATGGTGCGTATGCAGGCCTGAGCACACTGAATGTTGATGTTAGCGGGAACCTGACACTGAGCGGTCGGCTGACCAATAGCTATACGTCGCTTGCATCGGCTCCTGCCAAGCAGTTCACGGGTACGTGGTTCACGGGTGGAACGGCAACGACCACCAAGCCGCACTTCCTGATCGAGCCAGCGGGCACCACGTCAACCAACTGGAGCACCGGCGGGACGGGGCTGGGTGTCAATGCGCCGAGCGGCTGGACCGGACGCCTGCTGGACCTGCAGCTCAATGGCGCAAGCCGGTTTGTTGTTGGGCATAACTTTATTGCCCTGCAGAATCCTGATGGCACTGCCACGGGTGGCAATGCCAGGGGCGCCAATGCTGTTGACCTCAGCACTGGCAGAACCAATGCCGTCAACGTAGCCAGCGGTAACAATTCATTTCAAGCGGCCTGCACGGAAGGCAGGGCCATGGGAATTCGCTCGGTTGTTTTTCATAATTCTATTGCTTCTGGCAATGACAGCTTTGCAACAAGCGGCGGGGAGGCAAGCGGATCCAGGTCTGTAGCGCTTGCATTTGGAAATGCTAGCGGCCAGGATTCTTTTGGTGCGGCTGGCGGAAACGCGTCAAATACGAACGCAGTGGCGCTAGGTTCTAGCGCAAGCGCCACAGGTATTCGCAGTATTGCATTTAACTGGGGAGCTGTTACGCCAAACATTGGCCAGTTTGCTTATGGCTTTAGGAACTACGGGGCGCAATGGACAGTCATGGGCATGGCGGCCCAGACCACAACTAGTAGCGCAACTGAGCTATTCGGAGAAGGATTTAGCGGTTACAGGCAAGTTATTCCAGCCAATACCACATGGGCCGGTACGGCCACCATTCTTGCCCGCACCCGTAATGGCATTTCTAATGCTCATTTCCAGCGACAAGTGATGATCAAACGTGACGGCAGCAACAACACAACGCTTGTTGATACCGTCAAAACACTCGGCACGGACATCAAGTCAAATGCCGACTTTGGCGCGACCGTGACCATCACGGCAGACGACACCAACGAAAGCCTCAAGGTGGAAGGTACTGCCAAGGTCGGCGGAACTGTTAGCAGCGTCACATCTAGCGGCACCACATGCACCGTCACCATGAGCGCCAACCATGGCCTGCTGACTGGTGACTATGTGACCATTGCCGGAGCTGCTGAGACGGCGTACAACGGCACGTTCACGATCACAAAAACAGGTGATACAACTTTCACCTATACCGCAGGCTCTACACCATCTGCTTCGCCGGCCACTGGCACGGTAACCGCCAACATCACCTGCAACTGGGTCTGCAAGCTGGACCTTGTTCAAATCACTCATTCCGCCTGATCACCATGGCCACACTGACCATCAACTTGCCCGACAGCGCCCTTGACGGCCTGATCGAAGCCGGCAACCGCAACAACACCACCGCCGAGGCCATTGCTGCTGAGGCGCTGACCAACCAGGGCAACAGCTACGCCGAACTGTTCGGCCTCGCCCGCGTCACCGGCGCCGCCTTTGTGCTGCGCTTCACTCCTGATGAGTACGCCGCGATCGTCAATGCTGCACCGAGCAACCCTGACGTGGCCGGCTACATCACACAGCTTGCTGCTCAAGCCTGGGTGCCGCTGACCGATCCACGTCTGCAGCCTGCGCTGGAGAGCCTGGCCGCTGCCGGGTTGATCGCCCCTGAGCGCGTGACCGAGCTGGTGGCCTATGACCGTCCCGTGCTTGCACAACCGGGGGAGTGATGGCGGGCTGTCTCTGCCGAGAGAGAGCCCGCGATGAACAAGGCTGCTTCATCGGCGACGACCCGAGCACGCCGGACGTGGATGAGGCGTGGACCGTGGCCTAAGACGACGACACTACAGCAGGTGCGGTGATGACACTGAAACTGAAGAAGCCAACCGGCGCGACATTGATCATCAAGAAGCCAACCGGCGCCAGGCTGGTGATCAAGGCGGCATCGGTCTGACCGCTGGATTAGTCACGGTCTTGTCAACGGCGGTTGAATATACTTGGACGGGACGGTGTGTTGGTAGCGCCCGCCCCAGACCGATCCACACACCTGGACCGATGCACAGAGTCTACCCATTTCCCCCTTGCTGGGAGACAAAAATTGATACACCCTGCCCACTTTTGATGCCGTGCTCAAGCTGCAAAACCCTTAAGCCCGTTACGTCTTTCTACGCCTACAGACAGAAAGGACACAGAATTAACAGTGGCAGACTTGATCTTTACGGGAGGAAGCGGCATTCGTGCTGCAAAGAGTGCGGCATAGCGTACTACATCAAAAGATCCCCAAAGGATAAGCTTTTTCAGGCCGCAAAAGGTAGAGCGAAAAGATTTGGAATTGACTTCTCTATTGCTACGGATGATTTTGAGATTCCAAGTGTATGCCCCGTTCTTGGTATTCCCCTTTTTCAGGATGTTGGTGGGGGTTCGGCCGGCGGATCTAACAACTGGAATGCGCCGACTCTTGATAGAATTGACAATTGCAAGGGATATATCAAGGGCAACATCTGCGTAATAAGTAGGAAGGCAAATACACTCAAAGGCAATGGAACCCCCGAAGAGCTTGCTGCTGTTGCTGCCTATGCTCTATTGGCACTTTCTAGCGAAGGGCTGGAGAAACTCGCCAAGCGCCCACTCATAGATAAATTCAGGCTTCTGGGTTAGCGGGATCGCTTTTGATGCCATGCTGTAAACTTGCTTGGCCCCGCGAGCCGCAAACTCCGGGGCCGCTGACCACCTTTCGATAGCCCGAGCGCTGCGTCAACAGTCTCGGGTTTTTTGTTGCTAAAATCTGGTACTCACCAGATCTTGAATGCCCGCCAGGACCAAGGCCAATGCCTACGCCGATCGCGCAGCGGCTCGATCCCTCGGCTTGCTGCACAGCACGGAGATCCTGACGAAACTGAGAAAGCGTGCGAACTCCAGCTTCGACACAGAAGCGGCTGAAATCAAGATACTCGAAGACCTGCTACCATATCAAAGAGCGTTCGTCCAGGACTTTCAGCATAAGTACGTCGGGTTCTGTGGGGGCTACGGGTGCGTCGCTGGTGAAACACTCATCAACGGCACACCCATTAAAGAACTGACGGAGGCGACAATTCAAGTTCAAACTATTGGCGGCACAGCTGAAGCTTCGCCCGCTTACAGGAAAGGCGTTGCTTCACTTTTCAGGGTAACGACTGCAAATGGATGCAGCATTATTGTTACCAAAGAGCACAAGTTTTTAACACTGCTTGGGTGGCGTAAGCTCGGAGATATTTACAAGGAGACTCCAATTGCTGTTCGCAGAAATGGCGCAGAAGAGCGGCTCAATATGCCGAGCCCATGGGCAATCTTTGTTGGTAATAGAATTAGGGAGCTTGGCATCCAAGGTGACACGGATGCCTTCTTGTCAAGTCGCGAATATGGATGGTCGAATATTGCCGCCATTGAGTATGTGAGGGATGATGATTTCTACGATCTTCATGTTCCGCTCTGGAATCACTACGAAGCTCACGGCATCCTAAACCACAACTCAGGCAAGACGTACAGCCTTGTAATGAAGCAGTTATTGCTCTGCTTCCGCTCCCAGGGCTTTACACATCTCTTCCTTGAGCCAACCATTCCACTGATTGATGACGTTGCGCTACCAAAGTGGAACGAGGTACTGGATAAATACGCAATTCCACATACCTTTAAGGCATCGCCACGGCCAAGTTTTAAGCTTCTGCTTCCGGGCGGCGAAACCCCTGTACTTCTCCGTTCAATGGAGAACTACGAGCGTCTCATTGGCGTCAACGCTGCAAGTATCGCAACTGACGAAACCGATACGACAAGGGCTGAAGTCGCCGAAAAGGCAATGATCAAGCTGCAAGGCCGTGTTCGTGTTGGCAACTGTCCGCAGATCGTTGCAGCATCCACGCCAGAAGGCTACGGCTGGATGTACACCTTCTTTGAGGAGCAAAAAGCTGACAACAAGAAGTTGTATCGTGGAAAGTCAGAAGACAATCCCTATCTTGATCCAGGCTTCGTTGAAGACCTCAAAACAAAATACCATCCACAGCTTATCAAGGCGTATCTCAACGGTGAGTTTGTCAACCTTGAGTCAGCGACCGTCTTCTACGAGTTTGACAGGGCCAAGCATACAACTGGCATCTTTGTGCCAGAACGTAATGAGCGAATCGTATTTGGCGCTGACTTCAACGTTGGTCAGTGTCATGCGGTGTACGGAGTGATTAAGGCCGGACCTGCTGGTCAGCAGCTTCACTGCTTTGCTGAGTCCAAGGTTGCCGATACGTTTGCGCTTGTCGCCCATCTTCGCGAAAAGTATCCGCATCATCTTTCCTCTGGTCTGATCACTTGCTACCCGGATGCCAGCGGCTCACATGATTCCACATCTTCAACCCAGAGCGATCACGAAATCCTCAGGGCAGCTGGTGTGCAAGTCATTGCGGAACGCCGCAACCCACCGATCGCTGAAACACTGGCCCATGCAAACGTTCACATGCACCGTGGGTTGGTGCTCTTGAATCCAACAACCTGCCACAATACAATCAGCTCCGCTGAGCGCTGGTCGTATGACAGTAAAACGTTGAAGCCGAGTAAGGGTGGCGCAACCGATTACTCACATGCTGGTGACGCGCTTCGCTATCTGATTTGGCAGGTGTTCCAGCGGGCGGGAATGAGGACGGGCCATGGCGGTCGTTGGAGGTGAGTCCAATCGCTGCTAGGGTGCAACGGCACCAATAGCATTGTCTCGGCGGGGGCTAACGACACGCTATTGCAACTTCGTTGAAGGCCTCGGGCTTACAGCCTGGGGTCTTGTGCTTCAAACTAGAATACGGTAACTCCCGCTGAACACCATGGCAATCGACGTACCGAATTCGATTATTCTTAGTTCGGACGATCTGCCGATTCCATTTGAGCGGCGAGAGCCTGAAACAGAAAGGGTCTACTCGCAAGTCACGGATGTAGACGCCTATTCGATTGACCAGGCTGAACAGGTTGCCAGGATTCTTCCGATCAAGTTTTGCACGCTCCCAGAGTTCTATCTGGACGAAGCAATCGGCCAGTATATTCCACAAGACTACCAGGAGCATAGCGACAGCTATAACGTTCGCAAGACGCGAGCGATGTCATGCTTTGAGCCGTTCTACTCCCACCTTGTAGACATCATCGTTGGTACGGCGCTTCGCAAGGGCGTGATTCTCCCACAGGAGATGCCGCCTGAATGGGAGGAGTTCTTCAAGAATGCCAATCTTGAAGGCAAGTCGATTACTTCATTCGCAAAGACCCTGTTCACCGAAGCGCTGAATGGCGGCATTGCTGGCTTGATGGCCGAGTATCCCAAGGTTGACGAGAGCCTGTCAAAGGTTGAAGTTCGCAGGCGAAAGTATCGCCCGTACTTCTCGATCATCAAGGTTGAAGATATTCTCGATTGCCGACATGAAAATGGCTCGGTAACTATCAACGGCGAAGTTTCTTACCAAGCTCGCGTTATGTATCTTCGTATCAAGTCGGAGATCCGGCGTGCAAGCGCGACGAACGAGCACTTTGAGGAAGTTGTGCCAACTGTTGTCGTTTACGACATTCCCGTTCAGGAAGATCTGGAGCAGCCTCAGCGCGTAAGGGTGCGGGTCTACGAAAAGAGTATGACCGGTAATCCTAATGAATACTATCTGCCGCCCGAAAACGAAAACTACCTTTCCATCAGTTATATTCCCTTTGTTCCTTGTTACGGCGGCAAGGAGGAGGCTTTCTGCAGGGCAAGGCCGCTGCTGTTTGACATTGCAAGACTGAATCTGCATCACTGGGCAACCTGCGCTGACCTGTCGGAAACGATCCACCTCAACTCTTCACCACTGCTGACGGGTACTGGTGTTCGCCCTGACGACGAGATCTACGCCGGATCCGGCAGAAGCTTGTTCAGCCAGAACGAACAGGCAAGATTCGGGATGATTTCTCCTGGCATGGATGGGGCGGAGACAACCCTGAAGGAACTTGCCAGGATTGAAGCTTCAATGGATCGCCTTGCAGCTATCGCAATGGCGCCGGGCAAGAGCCAGGTTGAATCTGGCTTTGCCAAGCTGCTCGATCGTTCGCAGTCCGATTCGCAGCTCGCCGTTCTTGTGGGATCGTTGCAGGACTGCATCAATCGCGCTCTGTGGTATGCGTCTGGCTACGAGCCGAACACGTACCCTAAAATTGAAATTGTAATCAGCAAGAACTTCATTCCTGCCAAGCTGCATAGTCAGCAGGTGATGGCGATTAGTTCGCTTTACAAGGATTCTGAAGCAATTCCGATTGGAACCATGCTTGAGATGCTTGAAGCTGGCGAGATGTTTGAAGGCCTACATGGCTTCAATGTCAAGAAACTTCTTGAGAAGATGGGCTTGACCGGAGCCGAGCGCAGGTCCGAGCTGATCGAAAGGTTTAAGTCCGACCCATCTGATGGGGACTCATCTGACGACAGCCCGTCTGATGGCGACTTCGTGCCGGGAACGAACAACGTCCAGAACACCATGGAGGAGGCGGCCGGCCGATCGCTGGAGGGTGAGCCGAACGAGGTGACTGTTGAGTTCCGCGAGTCTTGAGCTACAATTTCGACAGTCACAAGGCAACTGAGTGTCTCAAGAGTCCCCCGCCACTGATCTGACAATTGAAGAGCTGCAGGCCAAGCTGCAAGAACGTGATTCGCAGCTTGCCGCACTGGAGCGAGCGAAGATCGGCCTGCAAGCTGATCTGGTGAAGCGCAAGGGTGTAGAGCGACTGGCCAGGGCTGCTGGCATCGACCTGACCGCCGATGACGCCGAGGACCGGATCTCCGAGCTGCTGAGCGCCGTCAATGGCGAGAGGATGCAGGCCCAGGCCCCGGCGGTCCAGCAGCAGCCTCCGGCCCAGCCCCAGGCCCAGGGGCAGCAGGATGGCAGCGGAACCCCCTCCAGCGCCGTTGAGGAGGCGATGAAAGTCCAGCTCTCCTCCCTGCAAAGCCAGCTGGCCAAGATGGACGAACAGCTCAAGCAAGAGCGCAAGGAGAAGGAAGCCGAAAGGCGTGCCCGTCAGGAAGAGTACAAGAAGGGCATCGTTATGCAGGAGCTTGACAAAGCCGGCTGCAAGCGTTCCGCTCATGTGTACGCCCTGCGCGGGAAGGACTTCCGGCTTCTTGAAGATGGTGTCACCGTCGTCTTCGGTCCCGAAGAAAATCCGATCAATGTCACGGATGGCGTTGGTCAGATCGAACACGATGACGACTACAGTATCTACTTCCCTGGCAATGTTCCAACTGGTAGCGGCTTGCCGTCTTACCGTTCCCCCATGCCGACGACCGATAACCCGTTTGCGAAGTCCACTGCAAACGCAACTCGGGCCGCTGAGATCATCGGTCGCGATCGGGCTCTTGCAAAGCGGCTTGTGCAGCAGGCTCGCGCTCGCGGTGATCTTGATCCGATTCTTGCTCGCGCCGTCAACTGAGCGTGCTAGGCTTTTCTTTGCAAGGTGGTCTTCCCCCTGTCAGCAATGCTGATGGGGGGATTTTTCTTGCCTACAGTTCAGGCAGCCTGGATGAAGCCATGCCACTGAAACGGGGTAAGTCGCAGAAGAGCATTTCGTCTAATATCAGCAAGCTCCGCAGGGAGGGTTATCCAGAGAAGCAGGCTGTCGCGATTGCGCTTGATCGTGCCGGCAAGTCCCGCAAGAAAAAGAAGCCGAGCCGCAAGAAATGAAAAAGAATGTTCCAACTGACAAGGCTCTTTACGCTCGCGTCAAGGCTGAGGCAAAGCGCAAGTTCGCCGTGTATCCTAGCGTATATGCTAATTCGTGGTTGGTCCGCGAATACAAAAAGCGCGGCGGAAAGTACCGTAGCTTGAAAAGCAATGGCTGAAAAGAGGCGTGGTCGCGGCGGCCTTGGTCGCTGGTTTGCTGAAGAGTGGATTGACGTCAAAACCGGTAAGCCCTGCGGTCGTCAAACTGGCGAGAAACGCAGGAGCTATCCAGCTTGCAGACCCAAGAGGCGTGTTTCCGCGGAAACCCCCAAGACAGCAAGCGAGCTTTCTGAAAAAGAAAAGCGTAAGTTCAAGCGCGAAAAAACAGGTTCAAAGCGAATCGGCTACCAGCACAAACGGAATAAGAAATAGCTATAGTCTGCTTGATAGGAGGCAGCATGGCACCACGTCCCGCAAAAAACAAGCGCCGCACTGCAGCTTTCTACGCTGCCAATCCAGAAGCACGCAAAAAGAAGGCGGCTTACGACAAGAAGTATCACTCCACGAAGGAGCGTCGTAAGTACAGATCTGAACTATGGGCAGAGCGTGAAGCTCGCGGTATTGCTGGGAAGGGTGGCAGGGATCTTTCACATGCTTCTGGCGGTGGCTTCAGGACCGAGGATCCTTCCACCAATCGAGCACGCAACGGCCATGGCAACAACAAGAGATTGTCACCTGGGAAGGGGACAAAAAAGCGTAAGCCCCGTCGCTAACGTTTGATCAGACAGGAAGTGATGCAATGGCCGGAATGCCCGAGCGCGTCAAGAGCAAGATGAAAGAGCTTGGCCTTTCCGGTGTCAATAAGCCTAAGCGCACGCCGAGCCACCCAACAAAGTCGCATGTCGTGATGGCAAAGGAAGGCGATACCTACAAGGTTATTCGCTTTGGCCAGCAAGGTGTTAGCGGATCCCCCAAAAAAGAAGGCGAATCAGCTGCCTACCGCAAAAGGCGAGAAGCGTTCAAAGCGAGACATGCCAAGGGGATTGCTGCCGGCCGCATGTCTGGAAGCTGGTGGTCAAATCGCTATAAGTGGGCCATTGTTTTGTTTGTGGTTAGCTCGCAATGCTACTTCTCCTGATCTTTAATCCAGTCCTTCAGCTCAACTACATACCGCCTAAGCTCTTCCGCTTTCAACAAGTGCCAGTTGTCCCCTGTCCGAAAGTACATTCGGTTGTGGCTGTCAATAGCTTTAAGCATGTGATGAATGATGGGATTCCACCCTTCCCGCACAGGTGTATCCCAGGTTCTCCTTTCCATTTTGCTTAGGCTTTACCTAGGACTTCTTCTTGATTCTGGCTGAATCTCGGGACTGTCTACCATGTCCGCAGACACTTTCCCCGACTTCCAATGACTGTCAGTGGCGCCTATCGCACCAACGTCAACATGCGCGGCGTTCAGTCCGCCACCGCTGTTGATGAAGTTCTGTCTGCCATCGTTCTTTGTGCCCGTGGCCTGAAGAACTTTACTTTCATTCTCCCCGACGCTTTCACTGAAGCTCAGCTCAATGAGCTTTTTGCAGCTGCTCCCACCGTGACCGGCACCAAGGTCATCACCGCCAGCGGCTGTGCTGGCTGGGCCGCCCTGGACTCCGGCGAGAAAGCCGTGCTGACCGGCAAGGGTTACACACTGAACTGACTTGTATCGAGCGCTACCAGGCTTCTTGTTGGTTTACCGATAAAGCAGATCAACGGGCAAAAGTCTTTTAGCTTCGTCAAGTCATGAGGAAATGGGCCGGGGGCAACCCCGGCTTTTTCTTTGGCTATTATTTGGCAAGAGAGGCAGTGCCTCGCAGCAGCGACCGTACGCGGTCTGGCAGCAGTGCTGTGAAGCTGAACCAAATTTCCACAAACCCGCTTTAGGACAATGCTTCTCGCAGGTGTTCCCCTTATCCCCGAGCTGTTCCTTGACTATCAGCAGGAAGAAATCCAGGACAAGAATGCCCTGGTTACTTCCGGCCTGATGGTCACGAACGCTGCCATCCAATCTGAATTTCAGAAGGGCGGCAAAACCATCGACCTCCCCTTCTTCGGTGATCTGTCCGGCGATTCCGAAATCGACTCGGATACCGAAGCTTCCGCCCCGACCGACATTGCAGGTGATCTGCAGGTCGGTGTGCGCAACATGCGCCGCAAGAGCTGGAAGTCTTCCGACCTGGCTGCCGATCTGTCCGGTTCCGACCCGATGCAGGCCATCGCCCGCAGCACCGGTCGCTACTGGATCCGCGACATGCAGAAGACCTGCGTTTCGATCCTGCAGGGCATTTTCGCTTCCGGCGGTCCCCTGGCCACCAGCCATGCTGTCGGCGGCACCTCCTCGCAGCTGTCCCAGTCCCTGATGGTGGACGGCATCGCCAAGCTGGGTGATGCAGGTGACGAGCTGACCGGCATCATGATGCGTTCGCCGGTCTATTACGCTCTGATGAAGATGGACCTGATTGTTCCGTCTTCCAGCACCTCGCAGCTGGACACCCGCCTCTCCGAGCAGGCTCTGGAGAAGGGCACCTATCTGGGTCGCCCGGTGTTCGTGGATGACAAGCTGCCCGTCGCCGTTGGTGCTGGCACCGGTTCCACCGATGTCCATGACACCTACTTCTTCGGCCCTGGTGCTTTCGCTTACGCGACTGCTCCCGCCAAGAATCCGGTTGAAACCGATCGCGACAAGTTCCTGGGCATCGACTACCTGATCAACCGCACCCACTACCTCGTTCACCCGAACGGGATCAGCTGGAAAGGTACTTCGGCGAAGGCTGCCCCCAGCAACACCGAACTGGCAACTGGTGCCAACTGGGTCAAGGTGTTCGATGACGACCGCAACATCCGTATCACCCGGATGCGCTGCTTCGTCTGATCGCTTTCCCGATCTGCAAATGCCCCGGTTCGCCGGGGCTTCTCTCTATCTGGACTTTCATCATGAGTGCTGGAACGTTTCGTATGCGGCGTGAAGCCGCCCTGGCCGCCAAGGAGGCCCAGGCTGAAGAGGCGACCGCAGAGGCCGCCGAGAAGGCCCCTGAGCCTGCCCCGAAGGCCGCCGCTACCGTGAAGCCGAAGCCCAAGCCGGCGCCTGCTCCCGAGCCTGCTCCTGCCGCCTGAGGATGAATCGTGGCCTTTGTCTCGACGCTGGGGGCGCCTGACGCCAATTCCTACCTGTCGGTGGCTGAGGCCACGGCTCTGCTTCAAGATCTCGCACCTAGCTATGGCGTGCAGCAGTGGCTGGCGCTATCAGATTCAAATAAGCAGAAGACATTGATCACCGCGACGATGGCGATCAATCCTCTGCAATGGAAAGGTCGTCCTGCAACACAAGAGCAAAGCCTGGCATGGCCACGCCTCTTGATTGCTGACTATTACTACTCTCAGGTTGATGAGCTGCCGCTTGACTTCAAGGTCGGTGTTGCCTACATGGCAGCATTTCTTGGTATCAATGGCGGTTACACCGGAATTCAGGATGCTGATGGCGGATCGAAACGCCAAAAGAACAGTGAATACGAAGAGGTTGAGCTTGGCCGGAGTGATCTGAGAGTTAAGTTTGACAAAAGCGGAAATGCACAGACGGGCGCTCTGTTCATTCCCCCGTACTCAATGGACATCTTTGCAAAGTACATGATTCGCGGGGACTTCTATCAGCCGAAGGTCAGGCGTGAATCTACTGCCCGCATCGGCTACAGGGGATTTGTGACCAGGCAGAAACCAAGTGGCGTTCGCATGATCAACGGCCAGCTTTGGCCTTATGGCGGTTCTTGGAATAACCGCCTCTGATCATGTCACTCGTTGACGACGTTTTTGGATCCATTCCAACTCCACTGATTGATCAGTGGGGTGTTTCGGCAACTTACATTAAGGTTGCGAATAGCGAGCAGGTGTACGATCCTGCTACCGGAACCTTTGAAACACCGGTCGTCGCAGACACGAGAGTCACTACATCTGTCATTCCGTTGAATGTAGCGCCGGATGACGTGAATGGTGAAATCAGAATCACGGATACAAAGTTTCTGATTCCAGCTTCGTATCTTGGCGACTATTTTCCAAAGCCAGATGATTGCATTGAATACGCTCAGGCTGAGTTGATTATCACAGCCAAGATAATCACTCCGCTGACGCACAGAGGCTCAAAACCAATACTTCACTCTGTTATCGGCAGGTCTATCATGGTGGTGGATACAAGTGATCCAACTCAGCTGCCGGAAAGAGCCAGAGAAGTGAAGGAGGTCAGAGTCGATACAGACACCCAAGGCGTTATTTACGTCGGTCGCGGTGTTTATGGCCTGGCCGAATCTTCAGTTGGTTGGACTATCACCCGCAGCATCTACAACGCTGCTGGCGTCCGCACCAGCAAGGGCACGGCAGTCAACGTCACCTGGACCGGCCGAGCAGGCCACACCTACACCTGATCCGATGGCTCTCCACACCAACCGACCTGTTGAGCGCGACGGCAAGGTCTTTGACCGGCTGGCGGCAAACCTGGCGCTGTCTCCGATGTGGCACGCCGATGGGATGGGCGTGAGCATTGCAGTGCGGCTGACGCCCTACCGGGCGGGCCCGGATGGCCCGGAGCGCCTGGATGATGCAGCGCAGGCGGTGGTCTATGGCGATGCGGTGGAGGCTGCTGCGAGCGACCCAGCGGTGGCTGGATTCCTGCAGGCGCTGGAGGCAGCGGCTCAGGCGTTCATTGATGCAAAGGGGCTGTGAGTCATGGCAATCGTTCGGGCGGTCAAATCTGGGAACTGGTCTGACCCAACGGTGTGGAACACCGGGGCGTTGCCGACTGCGGCGGATGATGTGTATAGCAATACGTTCACGGTGACGATTGATGTCAGCCCGACGGTGCTGCAGATAAGCAACGCGAGTACGACGGGGGTGACGGCGGGTGGTGGGTTTTTAATCAGTGCCAATGGAATCACGCTGACGGCAAATACTATCGCAAGCACTGCAACAGTTTTAACGGTATCTAACAATACTGGTACGTCAGTTCAGCTTAATGGAAATCATAATGGAGCATCAGCAGGCGCTGTCGGAATACTTTTCAACGGCACCGGCACCCTAAACATGGTCGGATCAATTGTACCCAATATTCTAGGCTCTACCACTGACACTGGTGGCGTCAGGGTTAGTTCTTCAGGAACTTTTAACTTCACAGGCAATGTTTCCGCTGTTTCCAATGCCGAGGCGATTAGACTCACATCTTCAGGAACTGTTAATGTTACGGGCACCGTAACTGCCGCTATCGGAAGTGCAATTTTTAGCAATGGTACTGGTTCAATTTCAGTAGTTGGAAGTGTAAATGCCGGTGTCGCAGCCGGAATCGGTTTAACAGGGGCGGGAAGTCTTACCGTGAATGGCACAATCACGGCGTCGGGCAGCGCTGCTGGTGTCAGTAGCACCAGCAGTGCCGCTCAAGTGTTAGTAACCGGCCCGCTTTTGACTTCAATAAATGGAATCAATCCGATTTACGCAATAAGATGGGGCTGGATAGCCAGCCCTTCTTCTACTTACTATCAGGTTAGGGTAGGTGGGTCAGGAATCATCCGCAGTCTCTACACCGCCGACTCTGTAGGCGGCAACCCAGCCACCAGCAACGTCCGCAGCGGCACGGTCTACGGCCCTGCTGGTGAGCTGACCGGCACCTGCGCCGTCCCCCCTGCCGGGTCCGTGGCGCTTGGCGTGCCCGTTGATGCCACCACCGGCACTGCTGCCATTGATGGCGCCAGCATCCGCGCCGCCGTAGGCCTGGCCAGCGCCAACCTGGACACGCAGCTCGATGCCCTGCCCACTGCCGCCGAGGCCGCAACCGCCGTGCGGTCGGAGCTGGCAACTGAGCTTGGCAGGATCGACGACGCCGTCAGCAGCCGGCTCGCGCCTGGTGGCACCCTGGCCCGCGTCACCCTTGCCGATACCGTCACCACCCTCACCAACGCCCCGGATGTGCCGACAGAGGCCGAGATCGCCACGGCTGTCCGCACCGAGCTGAGCACTGAACTGGGGCGTCTTGACGTTGCAATTTCAACAAGGCTTGCAACCTCTTCTTATACGACTCCCCCAACCGCTTCTGCTATTGCCACCGCTGTCAACAGCGCCCTTGATAGAACCGGCTTCTCCCTCACCAGCGGAGAACGGCAAGCGATTGCAACAGCAGTTGAACAGTCAATCTTGAACGAAAATGACGGTCAGGCAATTTTGAATGCAATTGTTGGTGCAATTGGCAACCAGAACATTGATCAAGTGGCATTGGTGGCCGCCATCCGTGCAGATCTGGAGCGGACCGGCGGCGCCCTCGCCACCCGCTCGACCCTGACTGCAGCTCAGGTGCGCACAGAGCTGGCCCCGGAGCTGGGCAACCTGGATGCCACCGTCAGCAGCCGGCTGCCCTCTTCCGGCTACACGGCGCCGCCGAGTGCCGCCAGTATCGCCACCACGGCCTGGAGCGCGGCCACCCGCACGCTCACGGCCAACCCAGGCCCCAGCGCTGCCGACAATGCCACAGCGGTCCGCGCCGAGCTGAGCACGGAACTATCGCGAATCGACGCCACGGTGAGCAGCCGCCTGAAGCCGTCTGACACCCTGGCCCGCGTCACGCTGACTGATACGGCTACGAGCCTGACGAACGCGCCAACAGTGCCGACTCCTGGCCAGATTGCAGATGAAGTGCGAACTGAATTGACGCCAGAGCTTTCTCGCGTTGCGAACTGTGCAACCACCCAGGAGGTCGGCGACATCGTGCAAGACGCTCTTGAGACGTAGGTGTATGATTGGTCGGACCGGCGTGCTTGCAGCACCCGGTCCATGACCATCACGCCACCGGAGGGCGCAACGATGACTGAAGGTTACAGGAGCTTCATCCGCTGGATCCGCAAGCCGATCCTTCAGCTTCTCGCTCTGAATGATCTGATCGTCATTGGCGATGTCTACGGATCGAACGGTGAGCCAGCAGTAGTTCAAGTGCCAAGCGGACGAACGGCTGAAATCATCGGCAGCATTTCGGTGTGGGATGGACCTGCAACTGTGATGCCGAGGGGATGCCTACCTAACAAGCCGATCAGAGCCGTCAAGGCTGGAAGCTGGAGCGATTCGGCCACTTGGAAGCGCGTTTAGCATTTTTGGCACTTTGATTACCTGTTGGGCTACAATTAAGCAAGAGTTGCAGTCCCAGGCATGGCAACCCCAAGAAGGCCGAGTAAGCCCAGGCCAAGCACAATCGCAAGGAGGGGCAAAAAAGATCCCCTCAGCGGCAAGCCATGGTCGGAAGTTCCAGAAAGGATCAAAAGAGATATTAACAACGCAGCGAGAAGGGCAGCTGCTGAGATCATGAATGGACTCGCTGCCAAGGGTCCGGCCTATAGCGGAGACTTCCGTAATAGCTGGAGAGCCAACGCGCTTGGTGGTTTCGCAAAGAATCAGCCATCACCCAAGGGATACCCCTACAGAATCCAAGACGTTCCACAGCTGAAAACAACTGTCAAGGCTTTGCAAAGAGTGACGGTGTTTGAAATTGTGAATACTTCGCCATACGCGCTGTATGCAATGGATATTCTTGAAGGCAGGTGGATAAAGCCGAAGACGCCCGAAAAGCCGGTTGGTGGAATTGAGTTCAAACCAGTATATGGCATCAGGGAAAAAGGGCCTACATTCCGTTGGGATGTCAAGCCAGACCCGCAGGGGACAAATGTGTCAACCGCAGAGCGTGATTGGTATGAAAACTATGCTCGCGGCGGTGAGATGTCTGCCGATGTGAAGCGCGTCGTTAGACTTGCCTTTAGAAAGGGTGACAGTGGAGTGGTCGTCAATTGAACTACCAAGCAATCTGCGCAGCACTTGAAACCCCGCTCAACAGTGCATTTGCTGCGCTCACTCCCCCTGTCAGCATCTACTTTGATAACCTCATTGCCATGTCGCCGGATCCCCCTGGCGAGTACGTGATGGTCAACATCACATTTGGCCTAACAAGTGAAACCGCTCTCGAAGAAAGCCTTGATCGCGCTCGCGGTGCAATTATCATCCGCATTTTTACGCGCAAGGGGAATGGCGGAAGGCGTGCAAGACAGCTTGCCGAAACGGCTTCCTGCGTCCTGAAGAATCTCGGCTCAACAAAAAAGCCGGCGACAGGAACCTTTGTGAGAGTTCGCGATATTTCCGGTCCGATGTTTTACATGGATCAGGAGCAGCCGCATTTCATGGCGAGAATGTCTGCTTCCTGGGATGCGACCAATCTCGGCTAAGGACTGACCTTACCGGCTACGGCTTCTCATTCGGCCTGAAACGAGGTGGTGGCTAGGATTGGTACATCGGGCAGTGCCCGCACTGCTGTTCATTTCTTCAAAGTCCATGTCCTGTGACACCACGGTACTGACGGGCACTTCGGGCGCTTTCTGGTATAAGCCGGCAAACACCCAGGCCTGCCTCGGCGCCTCTGCTTTTCCCACCACCGGCAGCAATATCACGGTTGGTGATTTCCTGGGTTTCAAGGTCGATGACCCCGTGACCCTCACCTATCCCGTTGGTGCGACTGTCACCAATGCCATCGCGGCTGGCGACTACTTCGTGAAGACGTATGATCCCGCAACTGGGATCATGACGCTTTCCAGCACTGTTGGCGGCACGGCTGCTACTGCAACCGCTGCTCCGACCAACTTTGGCAGCCAGCTGGCCACCATCGTCTACAAGGCCTTCGCCCCGATCGCCCAGGTTCGGGACTGGAGCCTGGAGATCACGCGAGCTGAGATCGACGTAACCACCATCGGCGTCCCGAATGGTCAGTTTGCTCCTTTCAGGACTTACGTGACCAGCTTTGCTGATGCTACTGGCACGACCACCGTGTACTTCACGGATGCCGACTCGGCTATGTCGAACCGTCTGATCAGCGATGTGCTGCAGCGTCGTCAAACCGGCACCGCCGTCAAGCTTTACATTGACGCCGTGTATTCGGGTGGCACGCTGTCCGAAACGCTGAGCCGTTCGATCTCGACTGAGGTTGTACTGACTTCCGCAAGCCTGAACGTGAACCCGGATGATGCCCAGAGCGTGAGCATCAACTTCCGTCCGTCTGGCAACGTCACCTTCGACCTGACCCGCACCTGATGCTGTTCGGCTGGAGCCTCGCCTGCCCCCGCTTGTTCGGGGGCTTTTTTGTTGCTATCCTGTTCAAGCCTCCGTCTATTCACATGGCCTCCACTACTGGCTTCGGCACAGCTCTTGAAAAGCTGAAGCAGGCCGCCAATCTTGAACCAATCAAGAAGGTCGTTCCTCTCAGCGATGGCTTCACCGAGCTTGAAATGTATATCACGCCGCTGGTTGCAGCTGAGCGTGACCGGGCTCGTCGCAATGCCCGTGCTGCATCCAAGACCAAGGATGACGATTCCGACTGGCTGATCTATCTGCTCGTCAGCAAGGCCAAGAATGCTGATGGCAGCGCGATGTTTGCAGCTGGGGAAATCCCCGAGCTGAAGACCGCGATTCGTGCTGAGGATCTTGACAAGCTGATTCTTGTTGTCCTTGGCAGTGAGGATGATGAGGTTGAGTCCTCGACAAAAAAATCGCAGACGAACTCCGCGAAGACCGCTGGACCTACCTGAAACTGGTAGTTGCAGAAACTCTTGGCAAGAGTCTCCGCGAAGTCGATACGACGATGACCCCAGAGGAACTAATCCTCTGGTCAGCTTACTTCAAGATCAAACAGGAAGATCAAGAAGAGGCGATAAGTAAAGCGAAGAGGGGCCGCCGGTAGGCCCCTTTTTCTTGGCTAGAGTTGAAATAAAAAATGGCCAGAGTAAGAAGGCGCGGACAAAACATCAGCCTTGCCAAGGATCTGCAGGGGCAGATCAATAAGGCAGTTGCAAAGGCGGTGCAACAGGTCGCCGTTGAGGTGACGAATGGACTTGCGCAGGCCGGTCCCGCGTGGAGCGGCAGCTTTTCGTCTGCTTGGGATGTGGTGATCCCTGGCGGCGCCGCAAGCCCCCCAAGAAAGGAGGGATCCGTCTACTCGTACAACAAAAGAAACTTCCCTCTCAGCAGATACGAGCGAGTTCTGAATTCAAAAGTTGGCAGCGATATGATTAGATTTGAAATCACGAACTCATCTCCTTATGCTGGAATTGCAATTGACGAAGAAGAGGGGCTTTTCTTTGCGATCGGCACTCCCATTAAGCCGGTGATTGAGCGTGGATTCAGGCGCAAGGATGGAGGTGGAATGCAAGACTTTGGCCTTCGCCCTGACATTGCCATTGGATACACAAGGGAAGATCCAAATGCTTCAATTACTGCTCCGAAGTTTTGGTTCCAGACCTACACAAGAGGCGGCCAGCTATCTTTCAATGTTCGGAGAGGGGTCGAAATCGGTTTTCGCTTATAGTGCCTATACTGGCTAGAGAAGAGTTTTTGGCTCAATGGCTGGCGCTTCAATTGACCTTCTGGTAACTGGCCGCTCAGCTGTTGACAGGCTGATTGAAAGAGTTAGCAAGCTTGACGACATTGTTAATAGGCTAAATAGCTCCCCGCTGGACGTATCCGCGTCAAGAGCTGTGCGTGATGTGGAAAAGCTGCAGTCAAGCATGACTGCGCTTAACCGTATTTCGGACGATGCTGGAAAGGGTATTGCTGGGGCTGGAGCTGAAATTCAAAAAAACTTTGATAAAATCGAAAAGGCGCAGCAAAGACTGTCAAGACTGAAAAATCCAGAAACAAAAACCTATAAAAAGTTACAGCAAGATATTCTTGACGCGGCCAGCGCTATTGATGAACTCAACAGCAAAACAGCCCAGCTAACACAGAGGCAGAGGGAGGCCCAGACCGGGGCGATCGGGCTTAACAGAGCCCTTGGCCTTGCCATGAAAAACCAGGCAAGCGTAAACGCGCTTCAGGGCCTTGCTGATGCCTATCTCCGCATTGGAGATCTCCGCAAGAAACTCGTAACTGGCGGGCTTGGCAAAGACGTAGGCCTTGACGCAAGCATAAGTCAGCTCAAAGAGCAGGCATCCGCTCTTTCGCTGGTTGCAAATAACGTTAAAATTGCGTCTGCCGATTTCAATAGATTCAGTGTTGCCGTAGAGGGGGCGAACAAGAAGCTCGCAGAAGCCGAACAGCAACGCTTTCGGGCTATCGCCTTTGGTTTATCTCCTCAGGCTCAGCGTCAAAATTTTGGTCAAGGTACATCAGAAGCCAATCTTGCCGGCTCCCGCAAGCTCATTGCTTCCGCGCTTGCAATGGGTGACACGGTGACAAGAAGCGAGGCCGCAATGGACTCATACCTTGGCTACCTAGAAAGACTGCGCTCTCTTGTTCCTGTTATCTCCAATGAGTACCGGGCTCTTGAGGAGCGGATTGCATCTGTTCGCGAGGAAATGAGCGGATTTGGCCTGCGTGGCCAAAGTATGAAGATTCAGCCGCAGCTTGGCCCTGCCTCCAGGCTTGATGATCCGAAATCAATCATCAAGAAGCAGGGATACTATGATAAGATTGAACTGCAGCTTGATCGAATTGCGGCTCTTGAGACTCGTGTTGACCAAGCATTTCTCAGTCAAAACCAAAAACTTGAGCTTCGCCAAAAGCTTGACAAGGCAACTTCCTCGCTTGCCGAAAGGGATCTAACGGCCTCGAAGCGTCAGACAGCTGAAATTGACCGCCAGCGAATGTCGCTTGAGCGCCTGAATAGACGTGGAACGCCAACGCCAGTAACTGAGGCGCAGAAACTTGCAGCAAAGGGAATAAACTGGAGAAGTGCATTAGCTCAGGTGGAGGAGCTTTCCAGTGGAGTGTCCACCAAGGCTGGAGCCGGCCAGGCTGGACAAATCAGGCCTTCAAATATCCGAACCACTGACGTCTCACCAATTGATGCGCCAAAGCGACTCGCTAACATCCTCGCCTCTGGCCTCCTTTTGCAGGAGAAACTTGCCGGAGCGCAGGCAAAAGGCGTTGAGATTGGTGACACCCTTGTCAAGCTCCAAAATACACTCAATGCCGCAAAGGCTGATACGTTTGAGATTTCCGCGAAGAGCCTGGATATTCTTGATGAAGAGCTAAACGGAACAAGGCAACTGCTTGCGCTAGAGAAGCAAAGAGCGGCCAATGCGCAGGCTGAGTCAAAAGCATCCGAGCAGCTTGCAAAAAGGCTTGGCCGTGGGCAGCAGCGCGATACCGGAACCCTGACCTCGATTCTTGGTGATCTCGGACGTGCAGACACTGCCGCCAAGGTCTTCCGTGGCGGTCGCAGTGGCGAGCAAGCCCTGAGCAACATCATCGGTGCGTTCAACGCTTCTGTTGGCGGGAAAGCTACAGGAACTGGTGCTGGCGGCCTCAAGGGCGCAGTCTCTGGCGCCGCTGAAACTGGCGCGAGCGTTGTAAGCACTTTTGCCGACAAGCTTGCCGGCGGTTCATCCAGCGCTGCTGCGGCGGCAACCAAGTTTGCGTCTGCTGCAACAAAAGCGATCAATAAGGTCTTTGGCAGGAACAGCCCTCCCAAGTTCATTCTTATGCTAATCAGTGACATCATCAATGCCACTACTAGCAGGCTTGAGCAGGGTACTTCTGCTATTGAAGCGGCCTTCAGCAAGGCCTTTGGTGCTGGCGCGAATGCAGTTGGGAAAGCCGTTAAAACGGCAAGAGAGGGCATAGCGACTGCCTCCCTAAACCTTCCTACTAGAAATCCGCAGACTGGAATCGCAGGTCAGTTTGATTTTGCGGTGAAGCGTCCGAGCCTTGGAGCTAACTATGGAACACTTTCGCAATCCATTGCTGACCTGACAATTGATTCGGCTAAATACAGAAGGCGAATTGATGCGGTTGGGCTCCAGAACTTCCCAACCGAAATACTGAGGGAGTCGAGCGCAAGGGGTACGTTCCAGGACGTATTCCCGGAAATGAAGCTTGAGCGAATTTTCAGGAACCTTCCGGGGCTTCTTGAAAAGCAGATTGATGACGCCTTCGTCAAGAGTGCCAACAAGTTCAGCTCTGCCAGGTTCGTAACGGCACCCATGTCTCCGGTTGCCGGACAAGCGGGCGAGTCATCAATTCTGAACCCTGGTATTCTGATGAGTCGCGACCAAAGAATTCGCGGTAAGCTACCAACTCTTCAGAGCGCTCCACCTTCTAATCCCCTGTTTTCCGCCAATCAGATTCAGGGGCGCGGCATTGGATCACCGCTTTCGTCAATCTTTGCTTTTGGTAAGACGCAGACCCTTGGTAGCGAAGCCGGTGCCGCTATTGGATCCCCGCTTGAAAAATTGCAGCAAGCACTGAATTCCGCTACAAAGCCGATTCGCGACTTTGCGCTCAGCGTTCAATCTGCTGCCAATTTCACCTCTTCCGCTGTTCGGTCTGCTGGCGGCGGCGGTCGTGGGCCGAATCCTCCAGCCCCTCCTGCCGGACCGGATCCTGGCGACTTTGAGGGCCGCGTAAATGCTGCTCGCGGCAATGCTGATCAGCTTCTTGGCCTGAAGGATCTGGCTGATATGTCAGGCGCCAGCATCAAGCAGCTGCAGCTTCTGTCTCAGGCGCTGTCTGAAACACGCGAAGGCGTGAAGATGACGGACGCGAGCTTTGATCAGCTGACCAAAGTTCTGAACAAGGTTGACGACCAGATTGCTCGCCGGGATACCGGGGCTGACTTCCTGACCCGCAGGTTCGGCCAGAGAGGCGGCCAGGCGGTCGGGGAAGGCCTGATCGGTGGCGCCTTCCCCCTCCTGTTCGGTCAGGGCGCCGGAGCCGCTGCTGGTGGCGGTCTGGGCGGCTTCTTCGGTGGCCTGGCCGGCGGCACGCTGGGCTTCGGCCTGTCGCTTGCTGGCACGGCGATCGGCTCCCAGGTGGACATGCTGATGCAGGCGACCCAGGACACCGGCAACATGCTGCGTGATCTGGTCGGCAACTTTGAGCAGATCAAGGATTCCGGCCTGCTTGCAAGCCGTGGCCAGGAAAAGCTGATTGGCAATCTGATTGAGGCTGGGAATAAGACCGCTGCCTACTCGATTATCCAGGGTGAACTGAATAACAAGCTCGGGGTCGATGGAGCTACGAAGCTTCGTGAAGCCGCTGATGCTGGTGATCGCCTGAAGCGTGCAATGGCCGACCTTGGCGTACAGATCCAGCTTCTTGTTGCTGGGCCGCTTACTGACATCTTGAATGCTATTGCATCAGGACTGGAGAGAAGCGGGACGGAAAAAAGATTTGAGAATGCCTTTGCTGCAGCCACACCAGAAGCTAGAGCGGCTGCAAACAGGCAGTTGCAGGCTGCCGCTGAAAAAGCAGGCGCACCAAGGGGATCTGGACTTCTTGAGAGGTTGATTGGCCGCCCGCTTGGAGGCGGTGGAGCTGGTTCAATTCTTGGGATTCCGACTAAAGATTTGGCTGAAATCACCGCTGGACTTGTAAGATCCACTCCTGCGCCACAGCTCAAGCCACAGGAGCAACGCGACAAGGCGATCAGGGACGCAGAAACCCGCCGCGACACAGCTCAACGCGATCTCGAAGTATTCAATAAGCGGAACGAAGGAGCGGACATCCTGAAGGGCTTCAAGCAACAAGCCAACGCCATCAAGCGCGAGCAGGAAGATCTTGATCGTCAGTCCTTTGAGCTGCGTCGTGACTACGAAAAGCAGATCGAGGATATTCGCCGTGGCGTTGAAGACAGGATCTCCCAGCTTCGTCAAGAAAACGCCCAGAAAGAGCTTGAGATCCTTGTCAAGCAGGGTCAGATCAGGGAGCAGCAGTTTAAGAATGCTGCGCTTGAGGTTCGCAATGAGCTGGCTGGCGACGAGCTTGCGCAAAGCCTTGCGGACGCTGTAACCACCTACCTTGGCGCTCAGCTTTCGGCCCAGGATCAGATCGAGCAACGCCGTAAGCAGTTTGAGATTGCGATTAGCAACCAACAGGTTGAGCTTGAAAAGTACAAGGCCGAGGTTGCCAAGAGGGTTTCGGACCTGAATATCAGCACCGCCGAAAAAATTCAGGAGATCAACAGAAGCGTTGCACGCAGAAACGAAGATGCGGCCCTGAATACATTTGAAGCCGAAAAGAAAATTGCCTCGCTTAAGGCAGAGGTTATCAAGAACGAACTCCTTGTCATGCAGGCAAGGCAGAGCAGCTTCCTTGAAAGCGCAAAGGTCAATGCGAAGGAGAATCCTGGCAAGCAGGTCTATCAAGACGTACTCACGGCAAATCAAACAATCTTCGACAACATCACAGAAAATCTGAAGCTCGCGGGCGAAAACCTGAAAGCGATTGAGACAACAAAGGCTCCTCCAAAGCTCAGGGAGATTCCGTCTGTCTCCACTCGGAGTGTTTCTACTGCTGGCGTAACGCAGGCCGTGGCACGCGGGGATCAGCTTCAGAAGACCCTGCTCGACCTTGAAACTTCACTTGTCAATTCTGGTCAGGCTGGCAACTTCAATGAATTTATTGGTCGCATAAGCGATCTTGCCACCGGTCCATTCAAAGAGCTTGACGACTCTCTTACTAGATCCAGGAAGGCACTTGGCCTTGTCGCAGACGATTTCTCAATTGCCATCGGCGTCATTCAAGGCTCTTACACAAGCCTTGTCAGCTCTCTTGCAAGGCGGCCAGATTTCAAGCTGACACCCGAACTGCTCGGCTTAATTGCCACTGCGGAAAAAGTTACTGTCGAGTTTGAAAAGCTGCGGCCAACAATTGAGTTTTACACCCAGTCAAACGACCAGCTCAGCAACTCCATTACTCAGGCGAGGGGTGAGATTTCTGCGCTCCTGCTCCCTGTCAGCGAATATGATAAGTGGCTGCAAATCATCAACAGCCGTGGCGGGCTTGGCATCAACCCAAGACAGGAGGAGGAAATCCTCAGAAACGCAAAAGCGCTTGACAACTTGAATGCCAAGCTCAAGGTTCTTAATGGACTTAGGGATATTGCAAGTGGCTGGACCGACTCGTTTATCCAGCTCAATAAAGAACTGCTGAAAGGCGGGAACCTGCTGGAATCTGTTCAGCGTTTCGCTGAAGGCGTTGCAGATCGGACTCTTGATGTCCTCCTTGAGTTTACGCTGCGCCCCCTGCAGGATCAGCTGTTCAAGAATCTCTCCGATGTCTTAGGCATCAAACCTGAGCAGAACCCCCTGCTTCAGCCAATTACTGCTGTCAAGGACAATACCGACAAGATTCTTCAGGCTGCCATTGAACTTGTCAAAAAGGCTGAGACTGCGGCTGCGGCGGCTCGCGGCGCCACTCCGGCCCCGGCCACGGCTCCCGCGAACGGGATTGTCCCAGGTCCAGGCGGCAGGTCGCCGGCAACGGAGCCCCCCAAGAGCGGTCAGTGGTATCGGGACGCTCAGTCCAGTGGAGCAACTGGACAGTTCACGGGCGTTGGCGGGCCTGATCTGCCGATGACCGGCAGAAGCATCAAGGAGGCGCTGCGTCTTACGGATGAAGAAATTGCGGCTGCAGTCAATACTGCAATTGGCGAATATGGTGGATCCGATCCGCTGGGCAGAACTGATGTTTTCGCGAACATCCTCAGCCGCTCACGCTCCGGTCAGTATCCATCGAATCTGGTGGATGTCGTAACCCAAGCCGGCCAGTATGCACCAAATTTTGGCCTGAGTCGCGCCCAAGTCGTCAATCCAAATCGTTACGGCGCCGACCTGTTCAACAAGGTCAAGGCCGAGCTTCTTGATCCCGCACTTCTTGAGCAGTCGATCAAGGACATCAATGGCCGCTTGTATTTCAAAGGCGTTAGCCAGTACGGCAATATGATGCAGGGCGACTTCCTGCGAGCCGAGGGGCAGAACTTCTTCCACGGCCCAGGCAGAGAGCCCGGCCTAAACCCTGCGATCACCAGCAAGCTTCTTTCCGAAATTGGCTCTGTTGTGTCCCAGGTTCAGCCAGCTCCTCAGTTCAATGCTGAGGAAAATGCTAGGAGAATGCTTGAGGCTTACGATGCAATGCGCGAGGCTGTTGGCGCTGCCTATGGTCCCGCTACTGCAGCTGGAAATCAGACGGCCGAATCGCTGGGTCAGCTTGGCCAGGCAGCCGCGCAAGCGACAGATAGCGTTCAGGATCTCGGCACTCAGATGTCAGATTCTGTCACCAAGTTCCAGAAAACAGTTGGCATCGGCCTGCAAGCGATCAGCAGCATCGCGATGGGCGTTGGCGGCGCTCAGATGATCCGCAAGGGCGGGGCTTACAACACCCTGATGGGTGCAGCTTCAATCTTCGGATCCATCAGCTCTATCACTGGAATGTTTGGCGCTGGCGGTGGACTGTCAGGTCTGTTTGGCAGCAAGCCGAAGTCGTCGCTCCCCGGCTTTACCGGCGAAATGCTCAACCTCGGCAACCTCGGCCTGCCTGGCTATGCCTCGGGCGGTCGCCCTGATCCCTACGACCCGGCGATCATCGGCGAGAACGGCCCTGAGCTGTGGGTTCCCGACCGCCCAGGCACGATCATTCCCAACGACGAGCTGTACGTCCCCGGCCTTGACGACAAGGGCGGCAGTGCCCCTTCGATCGGCCGCTATACCCGTCGCGCCGCGAGCAGCATGGAGAGCGGTGATGGTGAATCTAGTGACACCATCTACACCGGCAACTATGGTCGGGCCGTTCCGTATCAGCGGAGTGAAACGACCAGGGAGATCGACCGACTGGAGCGTGTCACCAGCAGCCCGAAAGAACTGCCTCCGATCAAGTACGAAACCACTCGCGTCAACGAGTACGATTTCGTCACTCCCGAGCAGCTTGAGGCATCTAATGCCCGTACTGCTAAGGTGGCCCGGAACCAGACGATTCGTGAACTTGCCGATAGCATGAAGACCAGAAAACGACTCGGCCTGTAGTTATATACTTGTCGGGCAATTAAGCGACCATACGCCAAGGCGACGGGAAGCCGGGGGTGGGTAGGAGTGGCCCCGCGTGGTATAATTGACTGATGAAGCGACGCTACCGGTTTCGCCTGTATCCACACCCGCACCAAATAGGTGCGATCGGCAAGGCCTTTGGCTGCGCTCGCGTTGTATGGAATGACGCTCTAGCCAAAAGCCGCGAGCTATACAGTGCTGGTCAAAAAGTTACCTATCCAATTTTAGCCAAGCTTTGCATTACTCAAGCGAAGCAGACTCCTGAAAGAAAGTGGCTTGCCGAACCAAGTAATACGATACTTCAGCAGTCTGTGCGCGACCTTGACAGAGCCTATCGTAATTGGTGGAATAGCCTAAAAGGAAAGCGCAGGGGCAGTGGGGTTGGCCCGCCGCGCTTCAAGAAAAAGTGCGGCACCCAGTCAGCTCGTTTTACATCCAATGCATTTCGCGTAAAAAATAATCGTTTGATTCTTGCAAAAATTGGTTCAGTGCCAATTATTTGGAGTCGCTCACTGCCGTCATCGCCAACCAGTGTCACAATTATTCGTGATTCCAGCGGACGTTATTTCGCAAGCTTTGTTGTAGAAGTCGAGCCAAGTCAAATGCCGAAAAACGGCAAAGTGATTGGCATAGACTTGGGCTTGACATCCCTCGCCGTTACCTCAGATGGCAAAAAGATTGCTCCGCCGAGGTTTCTGCGCTCGGCGCTTAAGCGGCTGCGGCGGCTGCAGCGCAACCTGAAGCACAAGGAAAAGGGCTCTAACCGTCTGGCTTTCGCTAGACGCAGGGTAGCCAAGCTGCACGCCAAGGCTGCTGATCGGCGCCTCGACTTCCTGCATCAGCTCTCGACCCGCATCATCCGTGAAAACCAAACGGTGGTGCTGGAAGACCTGAACGTTTCGGGGATGCTGAAGAACAAGAAGCTGGCCCGCTCGATTGCCGATGCGGGTTGGCGGCAGTTCAGGGCTCTGCTGGAGTCCAAGGCTGAGCAATATGGCAGGCAGGTGGTTGTCATCAACCGATGGCTCCCTACCAGTCAGGTCTGCTCAGCTTGCGGCCATCACGACGGCAAGAAAGAGCTGTCGATTCGGGAGTGGCAGTGCCCGAGTTGCGGAACGGTTCACGACCGCGACATCAACGCTGCTTTGAACATCCTCGCCGCCGGACTGGCGGAGAGTCAAAACGGGCGTGGAGCCGTGCATCAGTCCACCCTTTCGGTGGCGGCAGGCTGTGAAGCGTCAACCCACCCGATCGCTGAGGCATTCCCATGCACAGCGTAGAAGGAGGCTACCATCTGTATGGTGGCTGGAAGTCAAAGCATGAAGACACGTAAGCGCCTGGGGCTCTGATTCAGTGAAAGGGGAATTCGCAATTGTCAGCTACATCCGCTTCAAGGAACGCGGGGGAGGGGGCTACCTCCCCTATGCGTACCAAAACTATTTCATTAACGAAACGCGCACTTACGGTGGAGTTGATTACGACTTTGCCCCTCTTGGCGTTTCTGGTGGTGGCGGCAAGCAGGGCGGAGAACGCAGCAGGGGTGCGATCGTATGTCCAGCCAACACCCTTGTCCAAAACATCTTCTGGCAAGCGGACTCCAGTAAGTGGCTGGTTGAGGTAACTTCAGTAGAGATTGACACTGAAACCGATCAAGAACTTACGCAGCTGACCAAGATGCTGTGGTCCTGCAGGGTTGAGGGTGCGGTTGAGATGGGCAGGCCGGGTCAATCTGTTCTTCAGCTTGCCAGTCCACTTGATACTGTCAACGCTACAGTTGGTGGTAGACCGCTTTCACAGTCGCTTGTGGGAGCGCTGCCAACATCTGGAACCATTTCCGTATGAGCCTTCATCAGTATCTTGGACTGAAGCATGAGTTCTGGGCTGACCCGAAAGAAGGAAAAGCCGCAGATTGCTTGCTCCTCTGTTTCACCCTTCTCGATGAAGCCGGAATCTACAGGCCAGAGATTGATCCTCGTTGGATGGACATGGCCGCTGCTGGACTCTGGGGTTCACTGGAGACGGCTTGGAATCATCACACCTGTCCAACTGATGTTGTTGAGCAGGGCTGTGTAGCAATGACGCGGAACAGGGGAGCCGGCGGACACCCAAAGCTCGGGATCTCTACGGTACTTGAAAATAGCGGCAATCTTGGTGTCGTTACAATTCACACAAGGAAAGGTGTTGTTTGGCTTCCTCTTACAACTCCCGGACTGCCAAAGTTCAACTTTCGCCGTTTTGTAAAGTGAAGCCTCATCTCCTGCCGATGCACTATCGCCTCGGTCGCATCTTGGGGATCCGGCCGGAGGAGGTGAAGCGGTTCTACGCAGAGGCTGCCAAGAGGGCTGCCAAAGGGCCTCGACCAGCCGTTGTGGCCGGCGAGCCCCTGGGAACGCTGGCTGTGATCTCCCTGGTCGCCTCGGCGATCTCCGTGGGGCTGACGATCATCGCCCAGTTCTTCCGGCCTGGGGAGGTGGAGCCAGCCCGGATCCAGAGCAGCGAGCGCCTGGGCAAGACGGTCAGCGATGTGCGCCGCTACGCCCCTCGGGAGGGCTTCGATTCGCTGCAGCAGCCGGCAGCGATCGGCCAGCCGATGCCGATGGTTTTCGCTCTGAAGGAGGTGATTGACGGCGAAACCTACGGTGGCATCCGCGTCAACATGGATCTACTGTGGAGTCAGCTGCAAACAAGCAATGGTCAGCAACTACTCCGTGCTGTTTTCCTTGCTGGCGATGGCGGAATTGCTGAACTTGACCCTAATGGTTTTGCTCTGGGCAATAATCTTCTGAATGCGTATAACATTGGACCAGGAACAGAATTAGGATCCTCGTACGTCATCTACTTCAGGCCGGATGGCGGCAGAATCACGTCTGAGGACAGAATTGCCGGCAGACTTGCAAATCTGGATCCGGGGAATGCTGAGAATCAGGGTGGCGACGATGTTTTTGCAGCTCGCTCTATTGACAGAGCATGGGCTGGTGACTTCTGTTCTGTCGTCAGACCCAGTTCAAATGCTGCTTTTGGCGTTTATTCTCCAATCGGCAACAATCTCGCTTATCGTATAAATCCTGTCATCAGGGCTCAGTACCAAGCTCAACTCATTCCAAAGGGTGATGATGGCGATGCTAAGGTTGTTTGTCAGATTGATGATGTAGCAGCGGCGCAACGTGACAAAACACGCGCAGTCTACTCAACTCGATCTGGTTTCATCTCTGGCGACGCAAGCGCGATCGGCAACACACTGACATACGTTCTTGACAAGAGCAGCGATGTTGAAACTGACTTCAGCAAAGCGTTCAATGCTCAAGCATGGGATGTCAATGTTGAGGTTGAGCGAATTGGTGGGAGTGGGACAACCGTAAATGAATACAGATCAACCAATTCAACCACTGGACTTAGATCCACCGCTTTCAGTGGAAGCCTCTCGGCTCTTGAAGCTGGTATCCAATGGCTTGACTCGGGTGATCAGGTCGTACCGAATCCAATCGTCACCGTCACCCAGCAGTCCGGCAAGCGCGTAACACTCAGTACGCGACTTCAGTACAACGCTTCCGGGCTGACGAACGATCAGAAGAAGGCGCTGCTGTATTCAAGATTCAAGATTACATTCGTGAATGGGGCAGTTGACGATGACGAAGAGCCGTCAACTTACTACCGCGTCAACGTTCAACAGGAAACCGACGTTGAAGCAAACTACGATGTCGACTTCATCAACCAGACATTCTCCGGCAATTACAGTTCAGCCTCAACTATTTACGTTGTTGAATCAACCGCTGATTCAAGGGAAACGGTTCAAGCAACGCTAAATAAGGGTGAGCTTTACAGCGAGCCAGCCGCTGACATCGCTTCCGCCATCGCCGGAAAGCAAGAGCAGTGGGACGACGCAATTCAGATCGGCTCTCTTTACAAGTTCGGCACGGCTCTTGTCGTATGCACCGGGCGCAGCCCCGAAGGCGAGGTCTTCACTAGCGAGGCAAACTTCTCTGATCCTGGCTCACAAGATCCGCGCCCAGGTCAAAGCATTGAAGCCACGTTCACCGTTGTCAGACCCGGCGTCATTGATCTGACGACTATTTCCGACCTCCGTGTCAATGCGAACGTTGGCAGCAACATTGACCGCTACACGGCAACAAATTTCCCGCACCTGTTCAGGGTTTCAATTGCAACAATCACGACCACAAGGCCGACGCGCCTGATTGAAATCATCATCAGGAGCACTCTTGGCATCAGGATCAACAATCTGTGCAACTTCAGGGACACTATTTCCTACGGAGCTGCAGATAACAAGGCATGTCTTGACTACAGGGGCGACACGATCTCCAAGGGATCAACGCTCAAGCAATTCAACTATACGTCTGGAACGGTAACGACCGCTCAGATGCGGTACTCGTTCTTCAGGATTCGCGTCAGACCAAGCAGCAGCACTGGAGAATGGATCACCTTTCCCGAGTGCTATTGCATTCGTGGAATCAATCAACAAAGTCAGTTCAATACGGTCAGACTCCAGTTCCCAACCGTTGAACAGTGGGAAATTGAGTTTGAGCCGCTTTCTGGCTGGGAGATCAGATCTGGTAACGCTTCTGGCGCCTACGTCCTGATCGAAGATAAGCGGCAGGCGAATGGAAATCTGATCACCAGAGCGCACGAATCAGTTGTGCTGCAGGTTTATGGAAAAGAGGGTAACGGCAGTGACGTTGGCGTTGTCAACGATGGCGATGATCCGTTCCGGCTGCCAGCCGTCCACAAGGACCAGGCGCAGGGATACGGGAACCTTGGCTATGGATACACTGATGGCGTGCAGTTCGTCGATGAATTTGGCGCGCTAGCTGAAACATTCGTATTCCCTGAGGTTTCTTCAACGGCTGAGGGCGGACCGGAGCATGAAATCGTCTCCGTGACCGAGATCGTTCAGAACGAGACGCTGCCGCTCTACCCGGACATGGGCATTGTCGGCCTGAACCTCCTCCCTGGAAACACATTCCAGCAGCTGGGGCAGCTCTCTGGCTATGCGAACGCTGGCTATCCAGAGGCTCGCAGACTCCTGAATGACATGACGCCGGGGCCGACGCACCTGTTCCCCGACATCGCTCTTGAGCTGTTCACCAATCCGGTCTACGGAACCGGCGATCAGGTCAGCGATGAGCAGATTGACATTGATAGCTTCCGTGAATCAGCTCAGTGGTGCTACGACAACAGGTATTTCTGTGATCTCGTCTATCTCCCGACGAATATCAAGGAATGGGTAGCCAAGAAAGCGGAAGAGCACCTGCTGTATTTCATGGAGATTGATGGGCGTTACGTGCTGCGTCCCATGTTCCCGTACGTGGAGGGTGACCGAACCAACTGGAACGCACCCGTTGACATCAAGGGTGTATTCGGCCTGCTGCAAATGCGCAGCTTCTCATTCTCGGCGATTGACGAAGAGTCTCGTAGGTCGATCAAGGTTTCTGGTCGCTGGCGGGAAGAGCGGAAACTGAGCACGATCACGAATCCTGGGATCTTCCCTGTTGAGCGCGAGATTCTGTTGCGCGAAGCTGGTGCGCTTTCGTCGGAGGATGATCCGATCCAGTCGTTTGATCTATCAGATTTTGCGACAAACGAGAAGCACCTGATTGACTATCTGAAGATGAAGGCCCGTATTCGCAGGCTTTCAACACATGGCATTACAATGGAGTTGACGCAGGACTCGCTGCTCGCACCAATCAAGCCAGGCGACTATGTGCAAGTCCCTGTTGAAGTGACATTCTTCAATGAATACAAGACTGGCATCGTTAAGAGCGATGGCCTTGTGATTTCCGTCACCGACATTGAGCCTGGAACTTATCAGGCGATGATCTGGGATGGCATCCTTGAAAGCGAGGTCACGGAATCTGAGTTGACGATCAACGAAGATGGCACGGCTTCACCATCTGGCATCATTTTCGTGATCAAGGAATCCGGCTCCGACTACAAGACCTACAGAATTCTGGACATTGATCCGGCCGAAAACAGCGGATTCATCGCAAATGCCATTGAGACTCCGACTGATGAAAATGGCAGGCTGATCTTGTCCCAGAATTGGGGAGGGCTGTCCACTGACGAAAACTGGGTGATTGAAAAATGAACTTCGTACAGTTCCCAGACATCACCCCTTCGTCAATGGATTTTGTGGCCCCGCGCTTTCCGGTGGGGTCCGATACAAGTCTTGGCGGCGTTTCGTCAAGACGCAAGTTTGGCAATCGTCAATACGATGGCAGGCTTACAGTTGAATTCAGGAATATCTCGAACTATCTGTGCGCCCAGGTGCTGCTCACCTGCATCAACTCAAGGGGACTTGCGCCGATTGCCTTTTACGAAAGCTTTTTTCGTGGTGCTGGTGATGACCTGAGGCTGTTTCTTGATGGCTCGGCCTATCCTGGGCTTCTCTGGTACTTTATTGAAGACTCCCCACCACGTATCAATCGCGTGGAGGGTGGCGCAGAAGTATCAAATATGTCGATGGAGCTGGCGGCTCGGCTCATGCCGGACTCCACCGGTTCATCGACCACGCCGATCCTGCCGGCCCCTCTGCCAACGCCAGGAGGCCCTGGAGGCGGCACGGTCCAGCCGACCCAGTACGTCACCAGCGTCAGCGCCGAAGCACCCCTCAGCTCGACCGGGGGCACCAATCCGGTGCTCTCCCTGCCCATGGCCACCCAGACGGCCGATGGCGGGATGTCGAAGAACGATAAGTTGAAGCTGGACAACATTGAAGTTGGCGCACAGCCGAATGTTCCAACAAACCTTGCCTATACGCCGTCAACAAGGCTGCTTGCAAGTAGCACTGGCGATGATGTTACGCTGCCGCTTGTATCTAGCGCTGACCCCGGCCTTGCACCGTCTTCTGGTGGTGGCACTACCAATTTCCTGAGAGCAGATGGCACATGGGCGGCGCCTCCGCAATCTTCTACTGATCTGTCATATACACCGTCAATCAGGCTACTTCAGAGCAGCACCGGCAATGATGCGACACTCCCACTTGTTTCCAGTGGCGATGCCGGTCTTGCACCCGCAAGCGGTGGCGGAACATCAAACTATCTGAGGGCCGATGGTACGTGGGCTCAGCCGCCTGGAACCGGTGTTTCAGCGGGTACGCTTACGCATACGACAGGATCGCTTGCAGCTGGCGCCAGCGCAGACTTCACGCTGTCAAGCAACAGCCTGTTTCAGCTGCTGAGCCTTACTGCATCCACTCCAGCTTGGATTAGAGTGTACGGGACCAGTGCTGCACGCGCCGCTGATGCAAGAACAAATCCAGGCGGCACACTGCCGTTAGCTGGTAGCGAGTATTACGCAGAACTTGTAACCACGGCGACACCACAAACCATCCGACTCTCGCCAGTCCCACTCGTTCAGCCGACAGCTGGCCTTGTGTACCTCAGGGTTCAGAATACTGATACAGTGACCAGGGCGCTGGCCCTTCAGTTCTCAATTCTTTCCTTCAACAGCTGATCATGCCAGTCACCAAGCAGACCTATTCACTTACGGCCACTTGGACTGCAACACAGCTTGCAGATGCGTTCAGGTCTGCCTTTATTGATGCTGGTTTGATGTCGGACTGGCACTCAGCCTTTACGTCTGGCAGCACTCTAAACAGAGTTCTCAGAATTACATACTCAGCCGGAAAGGTTTACGGAGACTGCTTCTACTGGTTCCAGTTTACAACTGCTGGGTTTTGGTTTCAAGTTACAACTGGATGGAATACTTCAACAAATGTTCCGACTGGAACCCTATGGCTTGATTTTTTCTCGAATACTACCAGCTCTCCATCTGGAAGGCAGATGCACTCTGGCAGCATGTCCACTGCAACTAACGCAGAACTTTTGCGTTACACATCTCAGGTAAATAATACGCATTCTTACTTTGTGCTCAAGCAAAGCACAACGCAAAATATTGTATTTACTATCTCACATCCAAGCCATCAGGTGGCTAGCTGGATGGATCTTGATAAAACGTTTTTCTCGCATTTCATTACTCCAGTAATCTCCACCTCAAACGCAAGTCAAACACTCTCATTCAATTCATTGTTTACATTGAGAAGATCTTATGGAGCTGGATCAATTATTGCTGGAACGACTAGCTCTGGGGCTGATTTCAGTACGTGCGTGTCAAGCTACTCAATCCCAGGAAGATCAACAAACTATGTAAGCAGCCTGCCAATTCCCATGACTTACGCAGGTGGAAACTCTACAGCGTTTTCCCTGCTCATACCAAATGCGGTAGCTTCTGGAAATCCGGCTTACACAAGCAACTACAATCCGATTGTAACCGGAGTCCCCTACTCTTTTTACATGAACAATTCACAGCTCCCATCAGATTTTGGGATTATTCCAACATACGTGAATAACACACTTGGGATTGGCGATACCTTCGTGGTAACAGCTGGAGTTGAAGAATGGGAAATTCTTCTCAGGCTGAACGGTAGTGGCGCCAACACGTCGGCCTCCATGGCTTTTGGGGCAAGGATTATCTGATGGCGATATTTAACCAGGATCCACCGAATCAGGCTACGACTTCGCTTTCAGCTTCAAGTGTGTCACTTGTTAGCGGAAGCACTGAAGGAACAGTGCGTGTAAACTACAAACGCTTTCAGCAAGATGGAACGGGGCCAACCTACTTTATGAACATTGAAATCTCCGGTAGCGGTGGCGGTGGAGGAGGTGGCTCAGTTCCAACAACTGGCCAGATATGGCCAAGGGGGCTCAACTAGCTGTTAGCCAGCTTTGACCAAGGGCGGTAGAATGAGGCAAAGTATTCAAGTCCAATGGGCATTGCAACCGGCGCAGACGCATACGTCTACTGGAACGGCCAGCATGTCGGCAGCTTCATTTCTGCTGAACAGCCAACCGAGAAGCCCGCACTTGAAACTACGGCGCTTGGTGCCAGCGATCGAACATACGTCAGCAGCAAGCTGAGGAATAACACGTTTTCTGGTACACTGTTTTACGATCCATCTGATTCGGTTGCTGCAGGACTGATCAACGCCATTGATCAAAACAACACGACCGATGGTACGCTGAAGATTGAGTGGATCAAGAATACCAGCAACGGCTCGCGTGAAGGAACGGCAATCATCACCTCTCGCGGTGCATCTGTTTCTGTTGGTGATCTGCTGCGCATCAGCATCTCGATTCAGTTCAGCGGTCCTATCACCGGTTCCTTCTGATGTCTGTCATTCTTGGCTACGGCGGCTATGTGCAGCTCAGCCGGGAATGGCCTGAGCCCACCGTTTTCCCGCAGTCCAGCAGGGCTGGATCCAATGCGATCTTCTGCCAAGACAAGGCTTTCTGGACCGGCCAGAGAGTCCTGATCTATTCGTACCTCGGCTTTCCTGTAAGAACCTCCAGCCAGCAATACGCCCCGTGTCCAGAAGGGCACAGATTTTGGGGTGGCAGTAGCTGGGCACAGGGGCCTGAAACCGCTCACAGGGGAAGCGGAAACACGATTTTCTGGAAGTCAGACGTTGCACCGCTGATGGTCAATCCAGGGACACCTGGTGATCCAGCCGATGACTTCATTGTTCCTGGCACGCTTCAGGATCCCGCTGACGACTTCTTCGCTTACACGATTTCCGCCGGTTTTTGGGAAACGCAGCTGACGACAGGTTTTGACCGGGTGATTGAAGCCTACGTCAATCGTGATCAGCTTGATCGCATTACTTTTTATACCTCTGAAAACGGAGCGATCAATAGAAGTCCAGACCAGTTAATCACTTTCTCAAATGTTGACTACAAAAATCTGCTGATTGCTCCCTACAGCTCGTCAACCGACTACCAAATTGCGTTTGAAGCTCTTGGAGAGTTTCTGTTTGAGGAAATGCCTCAACGAGAGCAGGGGGCAAGCGCTTATATCGACCTACCGGAAGAAATGACAAGCGTTGCCGATGACCCGGAGCAGCGTGGCTGGTCGATTCTTGTTGGCTGCCGCGAATGGACGCTGCAAACCGATCCAACAGTTCTCGACACGACTGCTATTGGCGAAGACTTTGGTGATAGCGTCAAAGATGTGGTCAGGGGATCTGGAAGCTTCAATGGATTCATACCTGTCAGCAATCCAGGCTCTGGCAGTTTTGATGCAAGAGGCTTCATCAGGTTGATGTTGATGACCGAAACTGGATCAAAGGCAAGAGTCCGCCTTCGCGTTCAGGATCAGCGATCCGTTGGTTGCGAGAAAGAGGATGCCGTATGGATTGAAGCCGACATTCTGCTTGGCCCCGGTGAAATCGGAGCTTCCGTAGACGAAGCGATCAACTACTCTTCTCAGTTCGTCGTCGTCAAGGATAAAGATGGAATTGGCATCAAGCCATTGATCGGCCCCTTCTCCTAGACTTGCCAACTGGCTCAATCTCAGCGCATCTACACTGTGCGTATTGACGCGCTTGTGCTGTGACCAAGATTGTCCGCAGTGGCCAGGTCGGCTCTTTCGACAACATCAACAGCTCGCAAGGCACTGTTCGCGCTCAGGTTGCAGCGATCACCGATGCTGTTCGCCAGCTGAGCGGCGGCGCTGAAATTGGCTCTGGCGCTGTCATCAGTGATCCGCTGTCCGCACCCTATGTCCTGTACGTCAATCCATATATCGGCAGTGATAGATTCGTAAGCGGAAGTTACTCAACAAGCGGATCAGCGACTGAGCGCATTGAACTTCAGCGCCTGGAATGCGGTTACACACCGGCAAGGCCCTTCAAGACAATCAACCGCGCTGTTATTGAAGCCGGTATCATCACCGCCAAGTCATACTACGAAAATCCTCTTGCAAATACTGATCTCGTCAGCATTTTCCTGTCCCCTGGCGTCTCCTACGCCCTGAATGGCGCCGGGGCTGCGTCCGTGAGCGAGTGGGAGAACGGCAAGGATCCCACGGATGCGGAGCTGGAGGCTTTCAACCCCTCCGGCACCGGGGGCATCCTGCTGGTCCGTGGCGCGAGCCTGTGCAACATCGACCTCCGCAAGACGATCGTTCGGCCTGGCTCGGTTCCGGCGCCTGCTGACGAGGCATCCGACTGCAGCAACCGCCGAGCCATCTTCAAGGTGACTGGCGCTGGATACTACTTCGGCATGACCTTCATGGATCAAGTCGGCAGCACATCCTCGCACCATCTACTGGACTGCTTTCAGTTTGCAAGTAAGGCTGAGCTTGATGAATTCTATGCCAAAATCGTTCAGGCATTCGGTGGCGTCAACAATACCGGCAATCTTGACAACAGCCTTGCCGTAACGCGCACGGCCGAATACGAAATTGTCGGCCCCAGGCCAGCGTCTGGCGCTCAGACAATCAACACTGATACGACTCTCTCCGCTTCTCCGTACATCTTCAACTGCTCAATCCGAAGCAACTACGGTATCTGCGGCATTTTTGCTGACGGCTCCAAGCCTTCCGGCTTTAAGTCGATGGTGACGGCGCAGTTCACTGGCGTCAGCCTGCAGCGCGACCTGTCCTGCTGGCAGAAATACGCATCGAATCAGAGTCCGCAGTGGGGCAACTACTTCACTGGCTACAACGACCTGATCAACAGTGATCCCGATGATGTGCGGATGAATCCGGCACGCCGGAGCTTCCATATTCGCTGCATCAACGATGCGATCATCCAAGAGGTTTCCGTTTTTGCGATTGGCCAAGGTGTCCACCACTGGGTTGATTCCGGTGGTGAAATCACTATCACAAATAGCAACAGCAACTTCGGCGGATGCGCTGCGATCGCCGAGGGCTATAAGAATGCCGCATTTGTCAGTGACTCGAACTGGAACGTCGGATCAATCCGTGTTGCAACCGATCTGACAGAAAAGCGCAACAACGTTCGCAAGATCTATCTTGGCGTCGTTGACGAAGGTGTCGCAAACAACGCAACCTCAATCACGCTGACAGTTCCACTGACTGACAGCATTTCCAGCCCAGGAACCCCTGCATCACTTGCGCGTGACGGATACTCGCTGAAGGGCAACTCCTTCATCTGGATTGAAAATGCAAGAGGACTTGACTATCGCGCTCGTCTTACCGGAACTGCATGGAATCCGGCGCAGCCCGATGTCATCACTGTTACCGCTGTCTTTCAAGATCAGAACGGCATCAAGCCTGGCGATGCGATTCTGAACTCGCAAGGCCTGAGCACTGGCCAGAGCTGGCCCGATCTGGCTGGCGCAAGGATCTACGTTCGCCGCCTGCAAGATACGCGCTCGATTGACGAACGCCGCTATTCGCTGCGCGTCAACAATACCAATGTCCTGTCGCGGACTCCAGTTCGTGACTACATCCTGCAGACCAGCCCTGGTAGCAGTGGTATCGTTGGCAACATTCCAGATAGCGCAATTCTCACTGTTGCTATCGGCAACTCTGTTGCTCCCGAACAGAATGGCGTGACTCGTTCAGCGTCCGTTGAGCTTCGTCGTAGCAATCCGCTTCGCAACTGGCTCTCTGGACAGCTGTATCGTCCCGGCGACTGCGTTTCCTACCAGGGCAAGAAGTGGAGCTGCAAGATTCAGAACACCGATACCTCATTCTCTCTCGAAAAGTGGGAACAGGCCTATGTCCACATGGACACCCTCTACAACCCTGAGGATTACTGGAAGAACAGTCAGCCTGCTGTCATCTTTGACAACGACACCGATGCCAACGATGGCACGATCAATTGCGGCTATAACCTCACAACTGTTTGGTCGTCTGATTCGCTGATTCAGGCTCAGTACAGATCCGCCACCGACTATCTCGGTATTCATTCGTTCCTGATGAGCCTTGGCTTCAGCTCGTCAAACGCTCACACAATCTTGCTACCGAAGGTTGCCGCCACCCGTGAGCGCAATCCAAATGCAGCTCTTGATGGCATTGCCGCTCCATCTGGTGCTGCAACGAGCTGGAGCAACTGGCCTGTTGAGTTCCGCCGCCCGTCGAACATTCGCCTGTTCGGCCATGCTTGGGAATGGGCCGGCACGCTGAATTACACAAAGGCACTGCCCGAGTACCAACTTGAACTGAGCGCTGTCAACAAGTTCACCTATTACTTCACCAATCAAGATGGTGGTCGGGTGTACGCAAGTGGCTTCAACGAAGAGGGGCTGCTTGTAACTCCGCAGGGCCTGCAGGATCTCGCCACTGGCAATGAGATCTCCTTTGAGGCGATCGGCGACTCCAATGTTCCGATTGACGAAATTGCATTCCCAACTTTCTTTGATCAACTTGCCGTCAATACACTCACCGTCAACAACGGACTGAATCTTGGCAATGCGACGATCAGTGGTTCACCCAACTGGGGAGGTGTAAATGGATTTGGCGGCGTCCTGCCAGAACTTCCAGCCGCAAGCACTTCTCAGAGGGGTGCGATTGAGATTGCGACCAGCCTTGAGGCTCAAGAGTTTGTGCGTAATGATCTTGCCATCACCCCTGCAACACTAATTGAAACTCTTGGTGATGCGGTCAAGTCTGTTGTCAACCTGCGACTCAGCCTCTCATCTTCTTCAAGCACGCCAGGGGAGAACCAGCTGAATTCGACAACTCTCTACGTCCATCCTTTTAACGGCAATGAGATTGCTCTTTACAGCACTGCAACACTGCGTTGGCAGGTTGTCAGATTCTCTGGACTGCAGGCCTTCAGCCTTCTGACCGGCAACGCTGGAAACGGCTTTGCACCAGCAAACATTGCAAACAGGAATTACGACATTTACCTGTATAACGCTGGAAGCACCCAAAGTCCAACACTCGCAGTTGACTATACGGCATGGCCAAGTGATACCGTCATGCCAACCAGGGGCGACAGAGACGGCGTGATCGTGAAAAATGGTGATCCGTCCAGACGCTTTGTTGGCGTGCTTCGCACTACCTCGGCCGGAACTAGCACGATTGACCTTGGCGGAACGATTCAGGGATCTGGGAGTGCCAACTTCCCCCGCATCTACTTAGCCAACTTCTACAACCTGTACGACGCTCGGGCTGTTTACTTCTTTGGGAATTCTTGGAACGTCCCAAGCCTTAACTGGTCCGTCGCTCCTTCGTCTGTCTATCCCGTTGCTCCAAGAATTAGCTGGGTGCAGGCATCCAATACGCTCGTGACGGCATTTCTTGATATTTACAACAACCCAACCACTGACGTAAACAACGTGATTGCTTACGTTGCGCCAGGTGTCAACAGTCAATCGTCGCCAGCTGCCGACGCTTTCTATGGAGAAAACAGAACCGTTGATACAACCTCTGGTTCGCAGTGGGCGAAAGCAATGCCGCCAGGGCTGCACAACATCTACTATCTCTACAAGCAGTTCGCCCCTGCTGGATCGCCATCCGCAAGCTCGCTGATCAACGAGCACGAAGCTCATGGCATGATCGTTGTCGTGAAGGTTTGAATCACTCCCATACCAAGCAATGAGCAATCAACCAGTTCCTGCCGATTTTGCCGACAACCTGAATTCCGAGCTTCGTCGCCATCGCGATTTCGTCAAGGAAGCCTTGGTCCGCCTGGTCGCCGTGGAGCCTGCCGCCCTTGACCGGGACGGGAAGCTCTACGAGATCTGGAGCGGCGCCTGGGACGAGCAGGACGCGCCAACCGGCAAGGAGCTGGTTTCGATCCACCAGGCAGCCGTTGTGTTCGGCCGGATGCCGAGCCAGACCCAGGTCGATGACCTGAACGCCTGCCTGCAGCGGTTCTCGATCAACACGCCGGCCAGGATCCGCCACTTCTTGGCCCAGGTGGCGCATGAATCCGGCGGCCTGCGCTGGATGATGGAGCTTGCGTCTGGCGACGCTTACGAGGGGCGCAAGGATCTGGGCAACACCCAGGTTGGCGATGGACCAAGGTTCAAGGGAGCCGGCGCATTGCAGCTCACTGGCAGATACAACTATCAGCGTCTTTCAGACTTCCTTGGCGACAAGGATGTGATGCTTGGCTGCCAGTATGTTGCCAATACGTATCCGTTCACGTCAGCTGGTTTTTGGTGGCATCTCAATGCCATCAATTCCTTTGTTGACAATGGCGCAAGCTGCAGGCAAGTCAGCGCAAAAGTGAATGGTAGAGATCCAGCTAATGGGCTCGATGAACGCGAAGCTTACTTTGAAAAAGCAACGCGAGCTATTCCTTCTGGCGTTCAAGAAGAAAAGCCGAAACCCGCAGGACTTGACCCTCGCGGCAAAGAGGAAGAAGGTCTGACCGGCCCCAAGATTGCTGCTCCCGTCAAACCTGGAGACAGCTACCTGCTTGTCAATGATCGCGATCGTGACATGGAGGCATACGACCACGAAGGCAATCTATTGTGGAAGATTCCCTGCCTTGCAAGCGGCCAGCACTCTGACTGGAAGAGAACCGGTGGCGATACACCTCCGGGACTTTACAAGATCGGTCAGATCTACCGAGATTACGAGACTAATCCGAATCCCCCTCAATCAGATACCGCTCAGTCGTATGGCTGGTATTCATTCGACATGATTGAGCTTGAAAATCAGGAAGCTGTTAATGGCAGAGCTGGGATTATGACGCACGGCGGCGGGAGTGCATGTGGATGGCCTGGAGCATGGGCAGAACGTCAAACACTGCACCCGACACTTGGCTGCATCCGCGTCCACAACATTGATTGCAGGGACAGAATTCTTCCCCTTTGCGACAAAGGAACCGTCTACGTCGGTGTGTTCCAGCAGTAGCCATTGAGCGTCTTGGCTACAGTTGCCTTGAAGCAGTAGTACGTCTAAGACGTTAGAATCAATGACTGAGCAGCTGGCGCGGACTCGTCATCTTGTTGGCACAACTGCTGAGTGGGCCGCTGTAAATCCATTTGTGGTTGCAGCTGGTGAAATTGCGATTGAAATCAAGACTGACCAGTCAAGATGGATCAAGATTGGTGACGGTGTAACGACTTTCGCCAATCTTGAATATCTGTTTGACTTCTCGGCCAGCCCAACCTTCCAGAATCTGACCATCACTGGGCTGCTTGAAGCCGGTCAGATTGAAGCGGATGTTTCCGGCTCGCTTTATATCAAGGTCAAGAATACAGATACAGAAACTCTTGCCAAGGGAACCCCCTTCTACATCAGCGGAACTGCCAGCGGTGGCGAGGCAGTCGAGGTCAAGAAGGCAATGGCCTCAGACACTGCAAAAGGTCCGGCAATTGGACTTATTGCAGATTCCCTCTCTGTCAATGCCGAAGGTAATGGAATTCTTGTTGGACAAATCACCGGATACAACACCGTTTTTCCTGGCTGGCAAGCAAATCAAGCTCTGTACGTTGGTCAAAGCGGTGGCCTGACGAGTTCTGAGCCCGGTGGCTACAAGCAAATTGTCGCCAGGGTTGGACGTGTCAACGGCTCAACCGGAACGCTGATTGTCAGCGGCAGTTCAAGCGGTAGCGGCTCTGGATCTTCCACGCTTTACACGGTCGGTCCCCTTAGCCGCGATAACGGTGTCACAACCGTTGGAGCACAGCTTCGGGAGATCAGCAACAATACGTCACTTGTTGCGTCTACTGGTCAGGTCGATGCAAATACTGCGCCAACTCAATTCGCCGTCAAGGAATTTGCTGGCAGCCGTTATATTACAAACGTAACATCAGAGTCCGGTCAGCCCTTCTCTGTTAGCGGAGTTGCCACGAAGGATGGCAATGGTGACTGGACTTTCGCAAGAAACATCTCCCTTTCGATGAACGTCGCCAACGGCCTTGCGAGGCTGGATTCTGGCGGGAAGATTCCAACCAGCCTGCTACCGAGTTCCGCGATTCCGACTAATTCGGATGCGATCACGGAAGGAACGACGAATCTGTACTTTACGCAAGCGCGTGCTCGCAATGCAATCAGCGCTAGCGGCGATCTGACTTACGACTCGAATACAGGAGTTATTTCATTCTCAAGCTCTGTTGCGATCACCAGCATCAGTGGCGTTGCGCCAATTTCTGTCAGCAGCGGATCAACTCCGTCTGTTTCAATCAGTGCTGCAACAACCAGTGCCGCTGGCAGCATGAGCGGCGCTGACAAGGTGAAGCTCAACGGAATTGAGACTGGAGCACAAGTCAACGTTCCGACCAATCTTACATGGTCTGGATACAACAGAACGATTGAAAGCAGCACCGGATCAGATGCCGAGATTCCACTGTTCAGCAACAGCATTGCTGGGCTGGCGCCCGCGAGCGGCGGCGGAACCACGAACTTCCTGCGGGCTGACGGCACCTGGACGGTCCCTCCGACGACCACAGCCGGCGTCAGCAGCTTCTCGGGTGGAACGACCGGCCTCACGCCGTCAGCGGCCTCCACGGGCGCTGTGACGCTCGCTGGAACCTTGGCTGTGGCCAACGGCGGCACGGGCGTCACGACCAGCACAGGGATCGGCAGCGTGGTGCTCAGCAACAGCCCGACGCTGCTGTCCCCAGTTCTCGGAACACCGCAATCCGGCAACCTTGTCTATTGCACTGGTTATGCCTTTGAAAATATTACAAGCAAGCCGACAACGCTTTCTGGATATGGAATCACGGATAGCATTAGCACTGGCGGTAACAATGCGCTCACTGGCGCCAATACCTTCACGAACGTAACCGGTCAGACCTTCAGGCAGGCTGCAACACAGGACGGCATTCTGCTTCGTGGTCGCGGCGGTGGCACGGGCTCGTTCGTGCTTGAGATCGTTCCGGCGTCGCTTTCGGCTTCGAGGACGTTGACGGCTCCCAACGTCAGTGGAACCATCATCACAAGCGCTGATACGGGGACAGTTACCAACACTATGTTGGCTGGCTCAATCGACCAGAGCAAGCTTGGTGACATCACAACCCCTGGCAAGGTCAGCGGTGCAGCTATCACCTACGGCAACATCAGCACTACTGGCAACATTTCAACAAGTGGATCGGTTGCCATTGGCCAAGCAAGTGCAGCGGCCAATACAGATCTTGACGTTAACGGCACCTATGCGCAGGTTCCAGTCGCCGTCCCATCACTAAACATTGACTGTTCGGCTGGTAACTATTTTGCGAAAACGATTTCCTCCTCGGTTACTTTCACCGTTAGCAATGTTCCAGCCAGTAGAGCATATAGCTTTACCCTTGAGATCACGCACACAAGCGGCTCAATTACTTGGTTTAGCGGTGTTGAGTGGCCAAATGGAACAGCTCCATCTTTGACAACTGGGAAGACTCATCTCTTCATGTTTATCACTGATGATGGCGGCACTCGCTGGAGAGCGTCTTCCCTCGTCAACTACGCAAACTGATCAACATGGATCCAAATACATTTCGCCTTTTTGCTTCGTCCAGGTCACCGGCAAGCTTTACGCTTGGTGAGGCTACTGGTGGTGGCTATTTCGCCGGATACATAAGCCACAGCGCGAATGGCATTGCAACACATGCCCTGATCATTGCTCCGGCTGAAACAGGCGCAAGCGGCAGTGGTTATACGCTTACGACAGCCTACAGCAATTCCAGCAATGGTAATTCGCAGCCAACAATTACAAGCGTTTACGATGGAAGGCTGAACACGGACAGGATGATTGAGATTGGCATCTCTACATTTCTTGCTGCTCAGTTTTGCATTGGGCTGAGTATAGGAGGATTTACGGATTGGTATTTGCCGTCCCTGAGTGAACTTGGGATAGCGTATCGAAATCTCAAGCCGACCACGCAAACGAACTCAACCTTCTACGGCGTCAACCAGTATTCAGTCCCATTATCAAATTCAAATTACTCCTCTGGAACGCCATCTCAGACCGCATTGACACTTTTTCAGTCTGGCAATGCGCAGGCTTTTATGGCAAACGGGCACTGGACCTCTACTTACGATAGCCTTTTCAACAATACGCATAGACTGAGCTTTTCCAATGGAGAGTCGCCAGCTGTCTCGCCAAGCGGAAACACGGGATCAGTTAGAGCGTTTCGGAGGATCGCCCTCTAGCTCACTTGAGCTATGCTTTGCTTAAGCATTTCAGTGAGCAATGACAGCCAGAATCTTTCTCCGTCTTGAAGGTGAAGAGGTTGCAGAATTTCCGCTTTACGAGCGGCAGATCATTGCTCGCTTTCCTGAAACGAGCTTCCCGATTCCGTTTGAAGCCCCGGAAGGTTACGAAGAAGCCCTTCCCGTTGCGCAGCCTCTTATTGATTACTGGCAAAACGCCATCAGCAGAACTGCCGTCTTGGTAGATGGGATCTGGGTTCAGCAATGGGATATTGAGGACGCAAGTAGCGAGGAAGTTTCCGCGAGGACGGAAGCAAAGGCTGCCGAAGTGAGAAGCGAGCGAAATGCTGAACTTGCGTCAAGTGATTGGACTCAGATCTGGGATGCAACCTGCGACAAGGATGCTTGGGCTGAATATCGCCAAGCACTGAGGGACATTACATCTCAGCCCGGCTTCCCATGGGAGATTGGCTGGCCGGAAAAGCCATAAAACGGGCGGCCTAGAGTGCCAATGAGGGAACCGGTATCGCCCGTGGAGCCAGAACAAACGAGCGCGGCCGAGCCTCGCAGATTCAGCAAGGTGCAAGTCCTTGAAGCAACTGCCGCAGCAGTTCTTGCAGCCGCGATCTTAGGTACGGCAACTGGAATGACATGGCTTGTCATTTCACTTCCGAATGAGCTGCAAAAGATGAAGGAGCAAATCAACCTTATTATTCAGAACCAAGCCGCATTTGGGCAGCAGTTCAATGAACTGAGAGAACAGGTCAACGAACACGATCGCCGTCTTATTAAACTTGAGCTAAGATGAACATTCCAGGTGTTGCTGCGGCTATTTTCGGTAGTGGTGCAAAGATCATCAGCACTGCATCAAGCCTTGCAGTTGTCATGGGCGCGGTATATCTTGTTGATTGCCGCATTTCAGCAAAAGGCACTGATGCAATCGACAGGTGCTATCTGTCAGCACTGCCAATGATGGGTCTTGGTGCCGGAGTTGGCGGTGGCTACCTTGCAGGCTACAACACCTACAACCCGGCACTCAAAGGGAAAGAAGAAGGCGGACTGCTTCGTGACGAGCATGGCCGCTACGTCAAGCAGGACAAAAGGCCGTAAGACCTTGCAAGTCTCGCGCTCTGTTGGGCGTTGCGTCTTGGCTGGCTGCCTGTTGAGGGGCTAAACCCAGGAGCCTGTGGGGGCTGTATCCTGGGCCGCCGTCCCGCCCGTCCAAGAGCGCCAAGAGAGCCTACCAGGCGACTGGATCAATCGTCGTACTCGCTCCAGTCGTCGATCCTCTTCACCGGCTTGAGCGGCGGCCACCAGCCCCGGAGAGAAGGCTTATCGCTACCCATTTTTCTTGTGCAATTTCTCCAGCCGACAACCGTAAGCCAACGCTCAACCTCGTGTTTATACTTTGGCCAAGATGCGATCGGTATTTCAAGCGCAGACTGAACCTCGGAAATCCTGATTGGAACGGCGCCGCTTGACCACCTAACTTCAAGAAAGCGGTTGAGCTTCGCTCTTGTCGGATTGAATTTCCGTACTGGTCTAGGAGGCGCCTTGTAGTTGGCCGGCAGCTCGGTTACAGCAAGGTTCGGCTTGCGTGGCATTTATGGCTGGCGGGGTATTTGGCAGTGTACTTGCAGTTCCTGCGTCACTGCGATAGACTGGCTACCAGCTGCCCTGAATGGGGTGGGGGACCAGGACAAGCCTCCTGAATCCCCCCTTTCGGTCCAAGCGACGCGAATCGCTTTTTACGGACCGGATGAGCGTCACCAACACGCTCGCACCCACTTTAATGGGTTCCCAGGACGACTGGCAAGAATCTCCCCCAGAGTGGCCCGAGGAATGGCTGCGACTCGGGGATCCCCGCGAGGAAAGCTTTGAGCAGAGCTATTCGCTCGCCGCTGACGCCGAAGATGAAGACGGTCTTAAATTTAGAGTAACTGATAAAGAGCTGAAGCGCGAATATGAAAAGCTGCTTAGCTCGGCCTTCAACACAAGCTGTCTAAACTATATTTACAGGAAGCCTGACGCCAGCTGGCTGTCTGGATGGCATCCCTTGTCATTTTCTCAGATTGCATTCCGAGCCGCCTCTGATGACGCGGAGATCATTGGAGTCAGGCATGAGCGGCAAGTAAGGCTTATCGTCGTTGACATTGACAATAAACCCGAAAAGCCAAGCAAATACTGGCACCCACTCGGCAAAAGCAAAGAACTACTGAGACTGCAAGAGGTTGCAGAAGACTGTGGCTGCAAGGTTGACTTTGTTATCAGCAGCAATTCCGGTGGGCTGCACGTCTACATCGCGCTGCCGGAGTGGGTCCATGCCTTCCGGGCTCACTGGATCGGCCGTGCGCTTCTCCAGAGGGCCGGAATCGCCACGGGAGCGGGCCAGGCCGAGCTGTTCCCCAGCGAGATGCCCTTCCATGCCGGAAGCCCCTCTGAGCGCCCTCTGAGCAACGGTTTCCGCCTCCCCGGCCAAGAGGGCTCAGCCCTGGTGGTTGGCGACCGAACGATCACCCATCCCGTCCTGATCTTGCAGCAACTGAAAAGTGCTGTAGAAGAGGCGCAAAGCTGCTTGAACTTTAAGAAACTGGTATCTCAGGCAGATAGCTTGCGAAAGCAAAGCAAGCGGTGCAGCAAAGTGTCCAACGGGATTTCTGAATTCAAGCGCTCGTCGGGCAACATTGCGTGGACTGGCCCCAGCCAAAGTAATGATAACCTTGGAGCGCTTACAACACAAGCAAGGTTGCGCTACAAGCCCCAAACACCCGAGAAACTTGCAGCCATTGTTGAGCAGCTTGCACTTGAGTCACCTGGATTCGATCAATACGCATCCGACGAAACAAAAGAAAACCTGACCAGTTGGTGCAAAAGCTGGGCCAATTGCTCGTTTAGAAGAGGTTGGAACGCAAATGGAAAAACGGCAAAAGCCAAAGTTAGTGCAGATAGCAACCGCAATGAAAGGCTTTTCAATGCAAGCCGTGAACGCCTGCGCGACCTGTTCTGCAAGATGAAGGACACAGCCGCAGGCCTGAGCAAGAACCAGGTCAGGAAGCTCCTCGGCATGGGCTGGGCCACCATCCAGAAGCACTGGCATTACTGGGATCTACTGGTTCACCATACCCCCCCTCATAAGGGGTGTGAGCACCGGAACCCTGGAACCCCCCAGCAGGAGCGGAGGACGGCAGAGGAACCTGCAAGATTTTTTGAGCAAAAACTGCAAGAAAGTCGGGATATCTTTGAAAATACATTTAAGATGCCAACAGATAAAAGATATTTCACGCATGGGGAGCTAATGAAAATGGTGGCTGAATGGGCAGCGGATGATGACCCGCCAGATTTCCTGCAGGATCAGCGGCTTGGTGTAGAGCAGCAGCGCTAGCGCTTGTAGGTCGCCATCCGTGATAGAATGCGGGCTGCCCTCGCTATGAGGGCTTCCAACCAACAACTGCAATCGTGTTTCAACCGTACTACCAAGAGTTACTGGATCGCCAGCTGGAGTGCCGTAAGGCCTTTGGCAAGATGATGCTCAACTGGCGACTTTCCAATGGCTGGACTCAGTACACAGCCTGCAAGTGGGCCAGGGAGGCCGGTTTTGAAACGATTTCCTATGGCAATCTGTCAGTTCTTGAGCAGGGCAAGGCTGGCGAGCTTCGCCAAAAAGCTTTCTTCCAGCTTGATGAATTGAATCGTAGATTGGCATGGCAAAAAGATCTCACGAAAATCAGCGACATCAACCTGCGATCACTTATCGAAAAAGCAAGACCAATAGAATGCGATGACAATGGAATTTGGGATGCTGTAGATTTCTGGAAATGCTACACTGGATTCAGTGAGGTGCCCTGCCGCTATAGGTCTTCCCCGGCTCCGCTCATTTCGTCAAAAAGAGCTGCCGAACTCTGCAACAAGTGGCGCTTGCACACTCAAGAAGTGCTTGTGCGGAGAGGTGGCATATTCACTGAATCCATCTCTACCCTTGTCAACGAAGCCCCAGAAAAAGATAGGGAGCGATTTTCAGCCGTTCTACTTTTTGATAATTACACTCCTGAAGAGTTGCAAATGCTTTGGGTGGATGGCAAATACAAGCCTGAGACATGGATCGAGGAGTGGGATGGAACAGCACTGTTGGAACGGTTAAAATCAAGTGGTCAACTGGCCAATAGCTCGCGCTTGAACGGAGGCGATCACGGGCAGCCAGCATGAAACCCTGCAAGGCCCAAGGCTTGCCTCTTGTGCGAGTCTTGGGTTTTGTGGTATATTGTGATTGTCCCGCCTTGCGGGCCGCAAACCTCAACTCTACTTATATGAACCGTCTTGCTGATTTGAGGCGTACTGGTCGCACGACCAGAATGGTCAAAAATGCTGGGTCTGCAGCACTTGATGGCCGCGCAGTTTACATTATCTGCGCCTCCGCAAGAGAGGAGTCGGACATTGAGCATCTTGTTGAAAAACTTGGTTATGGGAATCTTGGCATCAAAATTGAGTCTCACGCGGGTCTGCCTACTTTTGACTGGCAGACAATGACGCTTCGCGGTGCCCATCCAAACTGCAAAGTATTCGTTGGCCACTATGCAATTGAGACTAGATTTAGCCTTATGCTTGCTGAGCTTCATCGCTATGACGCGGACCCATCATCATGATTCGGTGATCAGGAAATTGCGCTAGGATGTTCGTAGCATCTGCAGGAATCAGCCCTGTAGGAAGCCCCGCCAAAGCCCGGAGGTGTGCAGCCGCTTCCGGGTTTTGTGCTATTTTGCCTTCGTGGCACGACGATGCTGGAAACGTCCGGTGCGTCCTTCCACTTTCCAGGCTCAAGGTCCAGCCCGTTTTTCCTTGAGAGTCGGCCCTGGTAAAAAGTCCACCGTGACGGGACGGTGGCAACCATTCAGCCATCAGGCGCGGTGAAAGTTGTAACGATATACCGTATCTTTGCTGTAGCCTTTTGATACCTTTCCTTTGCCACCTGTACTGTCAGGCCCGTTGCTTCGGATAACTCCTTGAAATTGGTTGGCTCGCAGCCAATTCCATGCCTCTTTGTGACAAGCTCCCTGTCAATCGGCTCAAGTGCTTGAATCGCAAGCATGATAAAGTTCAGCTTACTAGTATCCTCCTCTTCGCTTTTGGCTTCTGCGTAGCCGTCACCAGCCAGATCTGATAGCGTGAAGAATGACCGATCCCCTGTCTCCACCCACCTGTCAATCCACAGGATCGCAGGTGACATGAGGAAGTGCATCGAGATGATGCTTCTGAGCTTTTCGTGATCAGCTTCTCCCATCTGATCGGAAAGCTCCTTGAAGCTCGGCTCTCTTCCGAGCTTCGCTGCAAGCCGAATTCTCATTTCACCGGCCCTGCGTATCAGACGCTGCAAGTGAGCCGGGAGCTTGATGATGCCCTCTTGGGCCTCACACCCCCTTGTCATTCCTTGCTTTATCCATAGATACGCATACGTCGAAAATTTATAACCCCTTGCTGGATCAAACTTCTCAGCAGCTCTCGTAAGGCCGATAGCACCTTCTTGAATCAAGTCCTGCATTGTCATGTGGACTTGCTTGTTGACGTACTTTTTGGCTATCGCAACGACGAGTCTCATATTGGCTGAAACCATGCGATTTCTTGCCTTGATTCCAAGTCTTACAAGCCGTTTTTCGTCTTGGTTGAGCTGCTGCAATGCCTCGTCAATATTGCTCGCCGATAGCTGATAGCCAATCCCGTGCGATTCAAGCATTCTGATCATTGCTTGGACTCTATTACCAAGCACGATCTCTTCTTCGCTTGTCAACAGTGGCACTCTGCCAATGTCCTTCAAGTAGTCCTCGCATGTCATGGCGCAAGCCTCGCTTTGCCGTAGCGGGTGGCCTTATACCAAGCTGCGATTTCTGGCGACCATTTTTCAAGATGTGGCCACATCAGATCGCAAAGTTGCCGAATCTCAAGCTGTGCATCCAACTTGGCGCGAAGATCCAAAAAGTGCAAGAAAGCTCTGAGCGTAAAACTAACTACAAAATGTTGGCGATAATCAAATGGTAAAATGCCGCGTGCGTGCTCTTCTGCAAATCCGTCAAGAATTAACTCGTAATACCTGTTGGCGGCTTCTTTGCAGAGCGCCAGATCTTTGTTTCTCCGGCTCTCTGTGTAGTGATACTTTTTTCCATTTCTATCTGAATAGTATCCAGCGGGCCTTAGGTAAAAAACTTCTTCAATGGCAAGTTCTTCGTTGGCTGCTTTGCAGATTCTGTCACCCGTATAACGCATACTCTGAACATCAAACGAGACTCCGATTCTGTGAGTTCTCGCCTGTTGCATCACTGAATGCGGGAACCAGCCAACATTCAAGACAATTTGAGCGTGCTCCAGTGGTCCGTAGTGCCCTCTTTCTCCTGCTAGCAAGCGCTTGATGATGATTTCGCCAGCCCTTGGTTCATCAGGCCATTCCTCACCTGCTACAAATCCCTCCGAATAATCTTGGTGCATTCCGCACCAGATCGCCCGGTTTGGCTCCGGCGTTCGCGTGATCAGTGAAACCCGGAACCGTGGATCCATAGCAGCAGAAAAGGGGTGGACAGCGACCGAAGCCTACTTAGCCACACCCCTTGCCGTCAATCTTCAAGCTGCCTTAACACTAAACCCTTGCCGTGACAATCCTCCGTGGCTGATTTTGGTACTTTCCGTTCCTGTCCTCGTAGGTTGTATCGCAGGGCTCACCTTCAAAAAAGAGAAGCTGACAGATACCCTCGTTCACGTAAATACGGCAGTCGGCACTGCTTGAGTTGCTGAACTCAAGTGTCAGATGCCCTTTCCAGGCTGCCTCTGCGGGCGTTGTATTGGCAATGATGCCTAATCTTGCATACGTACTCTTCCCGAGACATATAACAGTGATGTTGCTCGGGACTTCTAGTTTCTCCACGGCAACACCAAGCCCGTAAGAATGCCCTGGAAGAATGTAAAACATCCCGTCTTCATCCGAATGAAGACTTGCTTGCTCAAGATTCAATGGGTCGAATCGCTTTGGATTTACTACCGAGCCTGGAATTCTGTGAAATACCATGAACTCGCTTGCCGCAAGTCGAATGTCGTAGCCATACGAGGAGCACCCGTAGCTAAGAACGCTTCGATTTACAGTTGCTCCGTCCAGCGCTGTCTCAACCTTGCGTACTAGACTTGGTTCAAACGGGGAGATCATGCCAACGGCGGCCTGCTCCTTGATCCAGCGATCGTTCTTAAGCATGTTAAACGGGGAGTTGGAGTTGACGGCGGTTTCCACCGCTCACTTCTGATAGAAGGCTTCTAGTTGACAGATGCAGCTTGGGAACAAGATACACATCTCCATCAACTTCGCATAGATAGTGTGGAAATGGTGCATCTACCTTGGCAATTCCAGCGATACGCAAAACCCTGTCACCGTGGTAGCGTGCATAGACTGCATCGCCAACGCTGAACTCAGTTGTCTGGACCGTTGGCTTGCCTTCCAGGAATCGTTTCGGTGCTAGCTTTTTGGGACTTGGCTTAACTGGCTCCATGGCACTTGCTGGTTGGTGCGGTGCCATTATTGCAGGCCGCGCTGATACATGCAAGAAATTCATGGCTTTAGATGCAGGGTGAGGCAAGCGTCCTCTTTTCTGGGACGGGGTTGACGGGCCGGGGAAGTGGTGCTACCTTTTTGCAAGCATCCGGCTCCGCAGCCCATGGCAAAAAGAAACATTTACATTCCAGACAGGCTCTACAACTCCATGGCATCAGAGGCGGAAAGACGTGGTATCAGCTTCTCGCACGCCTGCTCCCTTGCATTTATGAGCTGGCTGAATGGACTGAGGCGCCAAGAGCCAACAAGCGACGATTCAGTTAAAAATCAATCGGCCGAGAAAAAAGACCCCAGCGAGATTCGCTGAGGCCCTGCCCAACCAACGTGGGAACTCTACATGGTAGATGACGCTACTGGCAAGCAATTCAGCGGGCCGCTGTTTTCAGCGCGTCCGGTAAAGCGCAATTTTACGCTCATTTCAAACAATGCACTGCACGATCCTCGCCTGAGCCTTGCGGCCAAGGGCGCCCTCGCAGTTTGCCTTTCTGGCGGTGAGCTTTTCAGCAAGGAATGGCTGCTTTCCGCTAGCAGGGATAGCCCACCTTCTGTTAGCGACGCTCTCAAGGAATTGGTTACAGCTGGCTACCTGAAGATCTTTATCCAAGGCGACTCAAAGCATTATCACTTCTTTGACGAGCTGGATGATCTTAAGCAGCAGCACCTCTCCATGCTTACCCCGGCGGCCCCAGCGGCCCCAGCGGCCCCACAGGAGCGCAAGCGCGGTCGTTCCGCTGCATCGGCGCGGCTTCGGCTGTCGGACTGGCTGGAGCCCCACAGGGAGGCCCTGGAGAAGTGGCTGGATCAGCGGGCCAAGGCCCACCCGAAGCTCGCGAGGGAGATCAGCAGTCGTTCGATGACAGCACTTCTATACGCAAAGGAATGTGATGTTCTTGGCGATTTCTGCGAGCTTGCGAGTGAAGCAACATGGCAGTCACTAGGATTTAATGGTTTCAAGGGTTATATCAACAAACTCGTCCAAGACAAACAGCCAGCCAAATCTGGTAAGCCAGCCATGTCCGCCATCAACTATACGCTGAGATGACGAAAGGGACCAATGCTCAACCTCAAAAAACCCTTGAAGATCTCCTCTCTGGAATTAAGACCTGGGATACCGATGAATTTGAGATCTCATTCCTGTCAACAATCTGTTTTCTGCTTGAAGGTGACGCAAAGGAGGACGATGTTCAGGCGTTAATGAGGATCTTCACAGTTCTTGATGAGAACTGGTTCTCTCAGCCTCACAGAAAGGCGATCTTCTTCGTTGTTAAAAGAGTCTTCTCTGGTACTTCTAAGTCGCAATTTCTGCTTCCTGGTAGCATCGGCATGATGGCTATTCAGATGCTGAGGCTGCGCGGACACGATCAAGAGTGTGAGTTCGTAGAGTCTGTAACATCTTCTCCGTCTATCTTTTATTCAATCGAAAGCCTTGAGTCAATTCTCCCTGTCTGGCGCATCAAGCTGGTCAGGCGAGAAATGATTTCCAGCTCAGAACAGATGCTGGATATTTTTAACGATCAGCCAGACGTATCAATAATTCTTGACAAGGTTCCAAAGCTTATTGAAGCCCAGCAGGAGACATGGAGCAATCTTTCTGTATCTACAAAAAAGGCTGACGACTGGAATTCATCTGTTGATGAACTTCTTTCTCCCCTGCCGGAGAACGTTGCAATTAGCACTGGCCTACGGGTTCTCGACGATGCCATACAAGGTGGCATTGCATCCAGGAACTCGCCCTATTCTGGCAGATTGATCGTCGTTGCAGCAAGGCCTGCAATGGGAAAAAGTACGATTGCTATCTCTCTTGCAACACAGCTTGCCGATTCGCACGGCGATGTTGCTTTCTTTAGCCTTGAAATGTCAAGAAGGCAGATTCAGTATAAGGCTATTTCGTGCTATGACTACATGAACTTAAGTATGTCCAAAAACCTTACAAATCCAATCCGATCAAATAACCTGAGACTCAGGAGTTACACGGCCGATCAGCGCCAAAGGCTTGAGGGCTATCGCGATTCTCCGTTCGTTAAAAGATTTCACATCTATGACTCAGCGGAAAGTATCAACACTATCTCAACCAAGGTTGCGCTGCTAGCAAAGACAAGGCCAAAGTTGTCGGCTGTATTCGTTGATTATCTTCAGTTGATTGAAGGTTGCTCTGGCGACGCAAACAACACCGAAGCGTCAAACATCGGCCATGTAACCAGGGCTCTCAAGCAGCTTGCTGTCAGGACTGGCATTGACATCTTTCTGCTGAGCCAAGTCAACAGGGGTGTTGAAAGTAGGAATGACAAGATGCCAACGCTATCTGATCTTCGCGCCTCGGGTCGCATTGAAGAGGATGCCGACATTGTTATGTTCCTGCTGAGGCCCTGTTACTATGATCCCCAGAAGGATCCCTACGAACTGGCGATCAGTGTTGCCAAGAACCGCCATGGAACCTGTGGGATCCTGCAGTGTGCGATAGACCTGCAAAGCTCGATTGTTTTTGACGAAACCTTGCGCAGAATTGATGGCTGAACTCAACAAATCGACCTGCCCGGACTGGTCGGCAATCTTTGCCGAACGCCCTGAGCTTGAAGCCCCTGGCTATCAGGAGGCTCTTAAGTCAGTTCGTGACCAAAAAAACAGGGCCGAGACTGAGAGGATCAAGGCCCAGATGCAAGAGATCCAGAAACAGAAAGCCAGTTCCAAGAACAAAAATAGAACTCAGAACAAGAAGAAGTCAGCCCTGCCGAATGGCCAGTAGATGGTCTTCCGCGTCAACAATCATCGGCGCCAAAAGTGGAAGACACTGCGGAGCATTTTCAAGAACCGTTCGGCGAATCTTGGCGATGTCTGCAAGAACTGCACAAACCTGCTCTGGAATCTTCACAGAATTTTCCACGTCGAATCAACCGAAGAATGTAGGCGCCGACTGGCTTGTGGCCATCCCGCCCTGGCCCATCCACGCTAGCTGCGGTGCCTGCTGCTACCAGTTCGGCTCCTCCTCGTCCTCCTCAATGATTTCCGGTTCCAGCAGTTGCTCAAGCGATTTCAGCTCAATGGCATTGAAGTCGATCGGAGGCATTGGCATTCTCCTGACAGCCCTCTTGCTTGTATCTGCGCCAGTCAGGCCGTGTGTCTCCTGATACCGCTGATGCCACTTGCGAATCATGGCCGGAGCGACGAAGCCCTGCAGCAGATTCATGACGCTTGCAGGATCCTCGCCCCGCTCAAACAGCAGATTTGCCGTTGTCCTGAGTATCCGATTTAGATTGCTTCCGCCAGCTGTTGACACTGTTGCTTTTCGGCTGCTGGACATGGTAGTATGACGGAGGTGTAAGCCCCAGCCATCAAGCCAATGAAATCGGCAATTTTTACGGACGCCCAGAACGACGAGCTAAAAGGAGCACTGTCGTCACAGGTCGTCAAGCAGCGTCAGCAGAGCGGTCGCAACCTTTCGTACATTGAAGGTTGGTGGGTTATCCGCGAACTCAATCGTATCTTCGGCTTTGATGCTTGGCATCAGGATCTTGTTGAGATTCGCGCCGTCAGCGAAAAGGCTCGCAAGATTGGTCGCGATCAACGCGATGGCTGGGGTGTTTCCTACATCGCCCGCATCAAGCTGACTGTTCTTGGCGTTAGCCGCGAAGGCGTCGGCGCTGGTCACGGCATTGACGCCGATCTTGGCCTGGCCCATGAATCTGCAATCAAGGAGGCGGCAACCGATGCACTGAAACGTGCTGCCATGACATTCGGCAATCCGTTCGGCCTTGCCCTGTACGACAAGGATCAGCGCTCTGTTGAGGATGCGCCACCCAACGCCGTTCAAGTCTCTGACATTGATCGCGTCAACGCTGAGTTTGTTTCCACGCTTACCGACAAGCTTGAGTCTGCTGGCATCAACAGGACTGGTGCTCTTGCCCTGAGGGCAATCCTTGGGATCAGGAAGTGGGAAGATGTCAAGCCTGGGATCAGGTCGAAACTTATTGCCAATCTCACGCCTGAATACGCTGCGAAGCTCAATGCCGGCCAAAACAGCAAGGGTGAACAGATCATTGAGGTAGGCGAGGACGTTCAAGCTCCTTCTATTTCTGATCTCCAGTCGGCTGCGAAGGACGCGCTCAATGTCTGATCACGAGTTTTACGAAAGGGATGGGCTTGAGTATGCAAGGATTTCCACGATCCTTGGCAAAACAATGCCCATCTTCCATCCTGCCAAGGCAAAAGGACTTGCAATCTGGCAGGAAAGAGAGCCCAACCACCAAGAGATTCTTGAGAAAGCCTGCCGTCGTGGAACCATCATCCACTACATGGCAGAAGGGTATCTGACGGGTGAGCACGTAAGGCACAGTGACGAGTCACCTTCCATGGAAGAGCTGACGCATCACAATATCGGCGCTTACATGCACTACCTTGAACCCTTGCTCAAGGAGATCAAGGAGTCAAACGACGGCAACTGTCCACTTTGGCCAGGGCTCGCTGAATCAAACCTGATCATTGAGGAGGAGCTGTTCTGTCCTTATGGTTTTGCTGGCAAGCCTGACCTCAGGCTTTGGTGGAACCAGAAATACACCGTATGGGACTGGAAAACTTCAAGATCGCATCTTGAGGAAGGCGTTGAAAAAAAGCGCAAGCCCAGGAGCCGCTATCACGAAGGCTTCATTCAAATGAGCGCTTACGCTCTTGCTCATAACATTGCCGCAAAGGAAACCGGCAATTATCCGCCAATCGAGCAGATCGTCATCTGTTCTTGCTACGACTGGTGCGAGCCAACGCTTTTCATTGAGCCGATTGAGAAAATTCGTCAATTTGCCGACGAATTCATTGAGCGCTTCAAGATCTACCAAGAACTTGAAGACTCTTCATTCCCGCGCAAACTCATTCAACCACTACAAGATGCCAGTAACAGCGACTTTTGATGGCTACGTCGTTGAAGACCCAGAGGGAAAAGACGGCGAATATGGCAGATATGTTGATATTGTCTTGAAGGTTTCTCTTGGCAATCGCGAAGTTCACTACGCTCAGGGGCGTTTCTACGGCCGAAAGATCAGCATAATCCTTGAATTCGTTCGCGCAAACGAGTACATGACAATGAGCGGCTCCATCAGCCGCATCATGCCAAGAACCAGAAAGGACGGAATCAAGTGCTGTCACATCTACCTGCGGGACGCTTTCTTTACGCTTCCGCCAAAGCTTGGAGCTGCACCCAGCTTCAACGTTGATCTGTCGAAGGCTTACAGCTTGGAGGAGCCTATTGACAAAGGCCCCATGGCCGACGATAATGAATTGTCACTTTGACCAACCAGCCCCTACCGCATGGCTTCTTTTAATTCCTGTACTTTCAGTGGTCGCGTCGGAAACGACCCTGAACTGCGCTTCCTTGATGGCGGATCAGCAGTGGCGAAATTCAGCCTTGCTGTTGATCGCTATGGCAAAAAGAACGGCCCGAAGCCTGCTCCTCTGTGGCTTCGCGTTGAAGTGTGGGGCAAGCGTGCTCAAACCATCGGAGATCACGTCAAGAAGGGCAGTGCAATCCTTGTTCAAGGAGAGCTTGGCCTTGATGAATGGGAGAAGGATGGCAAGAAAAATTCTTCCATGACTCTTAACTGTTCGCAATTCACCTTCATTGGTGGCGACAAGCCGAAAGGTTCCGCTCCGTCTGGCAGCAAGGGAAGCCGCCCCGAACCCGAAGAGGAAGAGATTCCCTTCTGATCCATGTAAGCTGCTGTTGAATCGGTAGCGAGACATGCTGAGCAGAAATGATCCGTATTACGGTGCTCTGCTTGTAGAAGATGCAAGGCTCCACCTTGGCACGGTTATGGCCGGTCAAGATTCGGAGCCTTTTTTTGCGGCAATGCTGCGAATCGTTGAAGCCAATGTTCATCATGGATACACAACGCTTCGCAACAAGGAAATCAAGCTTAAGGGCATTAAAGACTTTATCCATAGTGTTTACTACGGTCTTGGCGTCAAGAATCTAAATCAATTTATCATTGCTGTAACAAAGTCAGCACTGAAAGAAAGATCAAAAAATAAGTATGCCTATAAGTTTATTGATTGGCTCAGGAAAGAAGACAAGTCATTCGACTTTCCGCCAGAGTTTTTTGAGTTCAGGCGCTTGATTGCATCTGTTGCGAAAGATAGAAGAAAAAGAAAGTACGATAAGATTATTGACTATCGCACTATTAAGTATCTATACCAGATGCAGCCGTCACTGCTTGCTGATGTAGGCCCAGGAAGAAAGTATAAAAACATACAGGAATGCTATTACGCTGAGGGTTATGCGGAAAAGAAGCAAGCTCTCAAGCCGATCAAGCTATTCAAGAATCCGACTAACTTGCAGCTTGAGGAAGCTGGCAAGATCTTGTTTGAGCGTTTCGGTCCGGCTAAGTCTAGGATTCTTGCGTTGAACCTTTTGAGTCATTGCGCCAATGCGCGTGCCGCCAGGGCAGGGGATTCAGGCGCTGATGATGATGATGCTGCAGCCCGGCCCGAATGGGCCTGACTGGCTCACCCTCTCTCTGGATGGCCCCCTGCAGCCCAAGGAGCGGCCACGGCAGGGGCAGGGCCGATCGTTCACCTCACCGAAGTACAGGGCCTGGCTGGCGGCCTCCCAGGCCAGCCTCCAGCAGCAATGGCAGGGGCGCGAGCCGCTGGATCATGCCCTGGTCGGCATCGAGTTTCATGGCCACGGGCGCAGCGATGTTGACAATTTGTCAGGTGCCGTGCTCGATGCAGCTGTCAAGGCTGGCGTTCTGGTGGACGACCGTTGTTCACGCCTGCCGGGAGCTGTGACATGGTGGCAGCCGGCTCCAACAGACCAGCAGCGGACGTACCTGTATCTGCTGCCGTGGTGGCCTCCTCAAAAAAGGTGAGCGCCTGGGCTTGCGCGTTCCGCTCCTGCAAGGTATGATTTCTTGGTCGTCAACGGCTTTTCACGTTGCCCCGCCGAAAAGCAGCCGCCGCCGAGTCGGCTGAAACCACCACCGATAGTTCCACTACCCAACAAATGTCCGAAGCTCCCGCCGAAAACCAGAAGGCCACCACCCGTACCAAGGGCACTCCGCTGTCGTCTGCTGAAATCAAGCAGAAGATGGCCGAGATGGAAGGCAGCCAGATTGATGCTGTCGCCAAGGCCTGCGGCTTCTACACCGAAATCACCGACAATGCCACTGGTGATGTCGAAGTCCGTGTTACCCAGGCGGACCTCAACGAATTCCTGAAGGCTTCGCTTGAAGCTCAGACCGGCATCAAGCTGGCTCCCCCCTCGCGTCCGTATCGCCGCACCAACCGCAGCCCGGTTGTGAAGATCGGCAAGACCGGCAACATTGTGGTTGGCGGCCGTCACACCACGATCGCCGGCTTCCCCTTCGGCGAGGACGTTGATTCCTACGTCAAGATCGAAGCATCGCCCGGTCAGATCGTGATCACCGCTGGCGTCAAGGAAGCCTCTGATCAGGTTGAAGCCGACCTGAGCGACGACCTGGATGGCGAGAGCGATCTGGATCTCTGATCCACTTCCACTGAGTCAACGGCCTCGGGAAACCGGGGCCATTTTTTTACCTGAAAATGTCAGAAACTGATGCAAGCAGTAATGCTGCACGACCAAGCCTTTCGGATCTTCAAAGGGCTGAGGCTGCCTATCTTGCAGCAAGCTGGAGCAAGATGCCCAGGAGTGAGCGCAGGTCGGTGATTCGTCTGTGGTGGCGAACTGGCGTGCGCTTCGCTGATACGTTCGACAACCACTGGCGTCACATCAGCAACAGCATCACTACTGCAAGATTCGCCTGACGAACATGAATCGTACACAACAGGCTATTGAATTTCGGCGCGCTTTTGGTCAAAAGACAATTCAAGCCGGCGTAGCTTGCATCCCGCCCGAATCGCTGTCGGTTCTCAGGATGCAGCTTGGCTTGATTCAAGAAGAGGGCAACGAGTTCAAGGAAGCCCTTGACCTGTGGGTGAAGTTGTCGGAGGGTGGGGAATCCTCTGATAGCGACATCAACGCTGTTCGCCAGGCCAAGGAGTGCGTTATTAAGGAGCTGTCTGATCTTGCTTTTGTATGCGAGCAGATGGCAGCTTTCTTGGGAATCGACCTTGAAGAAGCGATGTGTCGCGTTTTCCGTTCAAACATGAGCAAGCTCGACTCAAACGGAAAGCCCATCTATCGGGAAGATGGCAAGATCCTGAAGGGGCCGAACTACCAGCCCCCTGACCTCTCTGATCTTGTCTGACTACTTCAGCGCTCTTGCAGCCCCAAACTTGAGCATCTTGCACCTCTGAACTGACAGCTCAAAAACGCCAGCCCCAACAGGAGTGCTGGCGTTTCTGATCTTGTTAATTCTCGCGTTGCCAATAAAAGCGGCCTTGGTTTTCAGGACTTGATTAAGTTCCTGAACTGCCTGGGCCGCTTCTGCTAGCTTCCGTTCAGCTTCGTCAAACGCTGCAGAGATCTCTTCGCGTTCCGAGTCTGCAAGTGGAAACATCTTTTACCTTGTTCAATGTGATTTGAGTCCAGTCTGGATACATGGATTCCAGGTGCCGGAGTGCGGACGCATTTCCACCTATCCACCCCTCAAGGCAGCCAACCGCAGGGAGTGAATCCCCCCTGAGGACTAGAAATCGGTAAGAAGCGCGATCCATGCCTGCTATCTTACATCACAATCAACCTTTTGTCAGTTGGCGCGAACATTCAAGGGGAAGACGAGGTTCCCGTACCGCATCCTGATCGTCCCCAAGGATCAACCGGCCAAGCCGAAGCCATACGTCGGCACCCAGCAGTGGAAGTACAGAGCGCTCTATAACATCAGGATGATGCTATCTATTCAGATTCACAAGGCATCAAGACGTGCAAAGTGGAAATGGTATCAGTTTTACGCTGTTCGTGGATACGGTGCGCCAGGGAGGCTTGAGTTCGTCTGTCCAGTATCTGGCATGATTGCGACGCCTATCAGGCAAGAGCAGGCTGTGTCGCTAAGAAAATACTGGGCAAACTGTGCCGCGAAGTCAAAATTGATACTTAAATGGCTTGATAGCTTTCCGCCGCAGCGATACACGAAAGAGCTAAATCATTATCTACTCAGGTTGATCGTCATCACATACGGCCAGCGGGAAATAGACGAGTACACTGAGCTAAATCCTTTCACGAAGCCGAAGCTGTGGCAAGAGCAGTTCAATACCACCAGCGATACACCGCAACAGGATGGCCACAGTTTACCTCTTCACAAACTATCAACAGAATTGCCCTGTGCAGAAAGGCTCTATGCCCTGACAGATCTTTAACTGTTAAATTCAAGAACTGTTATGAATCCGACTCGGTTGCTCAACGGTTCTGTAAGCTTGAGTTTCTGTACGGTGAATACTTTACTGAAAACCTGAAGAAGATTGACGAGCTTGGCTGGGGTGGAATGTTCACCACGCCAAAGTTTGCACTGGAGGGAGCGTTCTATCCCTTCATTCGCTGCTTGCAAAGACATCGACCAACTGATATTGGCTGTATCTGGATCGGCACTAAACATGAGTATCCACGTATCTTTGTTGACAATCGCGTAGCTGACTGGATCTGCCCTTACTCGAAAATGGGGCACATTATGACTGAGCCATTTGAGCCACTTGGCAACGTGCTAACTAACTGGAATCGTTTATCTGACAAGCGAATGTACCCCTGTCTTGATCTTCCGCCGATCCCGGAGCTGTAGGGATGACGATTTGCAACGGTATCGCCTGACACCGGCTTGCAGGTCGGCTGCGCGGTAGGATCTGCAAGTTCCCGCAGAACGCCATGGCATCCCAACCAGCCGTCACAAACCTCATCAGCCATCACTCGATGGAGCGGCAGCAGCCCGTTGCTCGGACCCTCCATGAGCAGATGATGCTGATCGCGGAGCCGATCATCCAGCACAACTGGACCGACGTGGCGATTCACGACCGCGACAAGCTCCGCACCCTCCCCGTGGGCCACACGGCCTACTGGATCGTCACCCAGATGGGCAGCTACCTCAGCCCGGCCTACTGCCGCCTCTCGGACCGTCCCAAGTGGACCTCCGGGTGCCTTGCCAGCCTGGCCCCGGTTCAGGTGCTGGTGGCCCGGTGGATGGGTGAAGCCAGCAAGTTTCAGGGCAGCACGCCCTGGAGGCGCTTCCACGACCCCTATCGCGACAAGCACTGCTTTCTTGTCACAAAGACGGATGCGAAGAATGGAACCGTCGTCCCGATCCCCTACATGGAACTGGCCGAGCTGGCAGTTTGCAAGACCCGCCCCGTCGTTGAATGGGTCGAGTATTGACGGCATGGCCGCCTACCTGTAAGATTCCATCAGCTGCAACCCAGCAGCCCCACCAACCAACGATTCTACAAATGCAAGCCCCCGCAAAATTCCCCCTGGTTGACAACATGCGTCGCTATGGCGGCAACTTTGTCTCCAGGCTCGCCGACGCAATGGTTGCCGCCGATCCCGGCAACTACCGGCGCCTGTGTTCCGCCTTTCCTGACATTGTGCAGAAGTACGCCAGCAAAGAGCAGTCTGTCCAATCCGCCACCTGAGGAATTGCGATGACTATTGAAATCCTTTCCCACAAGCCCTACGGCCCCTACCAGTCGATCAACACAAAAGAAGAAGTCAGTTCACTGGCTGAATTCATTCGTCAAGTTCGCAGCTGCTTTGACGAAGCCGTTACTGCCGTGGCAGTTATCAAAGATGGTTTCGCGGTTGCCCTGTGGATTGCCGAGCCTGACATTGATTGCGACATCGACGGCCCATACGAAGTCAAGCCGGCGTATCCAGGTCAAGAGTTCGTTCGCTACGAAGAAACCAGCAAGAGCTTTTGGAATCATGTGGCTGGGTACTTCGGCGCTCGTTACATTCCAGATGACGTTGGCTTCATCGCCAAGTTTCCAAGGCCAGCTCAACAAGATTCCGTCAATCAGTATCCAGACGGAGCGGAGGCGCTGACGGCAGCTGAGCGCAATCCATCTATAGTCGGATAGTCGCCGACCTAACAAGATGCCAGTTCTACTGATTTCTTACACAACAACCAACGAGGGCCATGCGATCAAACACGAAACCGAGTGGGTATCCCCTACCGGATGGACAGAAGAGCGGTCAGTCGAATCCTTCACGTTCAGGCACCCAAATACCATCATCACTGGGGTTTCTGACATCACGCCAGATCTTGAGCGCGAGAAAGGAGCATCACCTGGGCAGGCATGATCGCTGGGATAGGGGACAGCAGTATCAGCGTGATGTTCGGTGGCAGTCTATTGCTGCAAGAAATCGCAGCCAAGCAGATCCGTCACTCGGTCTATGGGCTGCTATCGCACTGACCCTTCTCTCTGGGCTTTCCCTTGCATCGGTCGCCTTGAACAATGAAAAGCTGCTGATGATGCTTCAACCTCAAGTTGAAAAGCTGAAGTGATGTGGAAAGATCCACTTGAAAATCTCTCGCTTGATGATCCGAATGCTCTCTATGAGCCGGAAGACAACAACTTCATCCATGTGACAAGTAGTGGCGGTCGCATTGGCCGCCTTTACTGGCACAACCAGGGTCGGTTTGAAATTCAGCTATTCAACAATGACGGAACAATCCACGAACGCGACATCTGGGAGATCCCAGGAAGCTTTTCCTTTGTCTGGACAGTCTTCGACTACTTCGTCTGGCTCATGTCATGAAGCTACGCCGCATTTCCTGAGGGAAGAGCTTTTTGAGCTTGTTGGCGAATGGTTCGAGCAACTGTTTGGCACCAAAGAAAAGCCAGAAGCTGCAGCTTACGAAATTGCTCGACTTGCCGCCAATCACGCGGCAATAGAGGCGCTCTACAGCTTGCGCGCTCGCATGGGCGATCGAACCTATCGCTACCAAGAGGACGATGGAACTCTGACCTATGACCAAGCAGAGAAACTTGCTTTTGATGGACTGGCAGCCTTGGAGCAGCGTGAACGACAGGTTGAGCGAGAGGCTTGCTGCAAGTACCTGAATGATGAAGCCTGGGAGGGTCTTGGTGATAAGCTTCGCGCTCACAGGGCTGTAAGTGATGTAGTCAGTCTTGCACCAAAGCCACAGTTCAGTCCAGGCATTGAAACCGGATCGGTTTGGCGATCTAGGAGTAAACCGGAGGTAGGAATCTACGTTGTCATTTACGGTGGATACCGTGTAATTGGTCGAAACCCACAAGGGCACGCATTCCGATCTTCTGTTGGATCTTTTTTGCGAGCCTTTAGGAAGGTTTCAACTGAGTCGGTTTTCCTTGGCAGGTAGGTTCCGGCGATTCCGGCGATCCAAATTCAGTAAGCGATGGCGCTGCTATGGCCCGCCCTCCCATTCCGTGATATGATCGGGCTTGCGGGCGGCTATCAGTTCTCGCTCCTCATCGGCCTGCTCCACCCCGTTCCCTCAATCCAACCAACGCAAATCCCATGACCTCGGTTCCCCGTTTTCCCATCACCGAATTTGCCGACAGCATTGTTGGCACAAGCGTCAGCGACGCAATCTCAAGCCTCGGTGGCAATGACACTGTTCTTGGAGATGCCGGCAGTGACTGCCTTGATGGTGGCGCTGGCAACGACAGCCTTGACGGCGGCGCCGGCAACGACACGCTGCTCGGCGGCCTGGGCAATGACACGCTGATCGGCGGCGATGGCAACGACAGCCTCGTAGGAGGCCAGGGAGATGACCTGCTCTGCGGCCTGGCAGGCCGGGACACCCTGATCGGCGGAGCAGGCAATGACAGCCTCGGGGGAGGCGCTGACGACGACCTGCTGCGTGGCGGCGCCGGAAACGATCTGCTCCAGGGCGGCGCGGGCAATGACACGCTGGTTGGCGGGATCGGCAGCGGAGAAATCGACAAGCTCTGGGGCGGTCGTGGAAATGATGTTTTCGATGTAGTTGGGTGCTATGTCGGTGGCGGTCCGAATGATTACGCGAGAATTATGGACTTCTCTGTTGCGGAGGACAGGGTGAAACTTACGCACGGTGCTAGCTATCGCTACGCGCAATCCAATGGATCGACCATTGTTTATTGCGGTGATGATACGGCGTTCGTGCTTGATGGCGTGTCGCTTGGGTCCGGCGTGATCACGGCGGCTACTTCGTGGGCTATCACCTGAAGTCGCTGGCAACACTGAACTCACCTGTGCAATCCATCCATGACATCACTGCCAACACCCGAACAACTCGCGAGCCATCAGAAGTGGCTGAGTGGCGACGCCGCTGGCCAGCGGCTAATTCTGAGGGATGCCGACCTGAGGGATGCCGACCTGAGGGATGCCGACCTGAGCGGTGCCGACCTGAGGCGTGCCGACCTGAGGGGTGCCTACCTGAGCGGTGCCGACCTGAGGCGTGCCGACCTGAGGCGTGCCGACCTGAGGGATGCCGACCTGAGGGATGCCGACCTGAGCGGTGCCGACCTGAGGGATGCCGACCTGAGGGGTGCCTACCTGGAGGATGCCGTTGGCCTCCCTGTTGCGGCCGATGCCTCGGAGCGATTGCAGGCGGTTGCCCGAGCAGCGCTAAAGCCAAATGCGCTCAAGATGACTGCCTGGCATTCATGTGAAACCACGCATTGCATGGCCGGATGGGCCGTGCATCTAGCCGGTGAACCCGGCCGACTTCTTGAGTCCGCGCTGGGCACGGAAGTTGCTGGCTTGTACCTGCTCGGCGCAGAAGCGCACAGTCACTTCTTTGAGGGCGACGAGCAGGCTCGCGAGTTTCTGCAGGGTGTTCTCGCCATCCAGCAGTAAAGCAAACCACTAACACCATGGAACATCCAGTCACCCCACCTCCTGAGCTGGTGGAGAAATGGAGAGACGAAGCGCTCAATTCATTCCCTGATGACGAAAATCCGTGCCCTTGCGACATTGATGATGCACGGGATGAGCACATCGCCACCCAAGCCGCCCGCTGGGGCGCCGATCAGGAGCTGGAAGCGTGCTGTGAGTGGCTGCGCAACAACGGCCTATTTGAAACCCGAATTGGCCACCTCCGCGCCGCCCGCCGCCCGAAGCCGCAAAGCCTGAAGGAGCAGGCGCTTGAAGCGCTGGCCGCTATTCAGGCTGGCGATGCAGTTCCCAGGAACGGCGCTCAGACCAATGCGATCCGCCACGCCCTTGAGGCGCTGCCTGACTGACCGCCACTCCATAAGACCGATCATCTTCTACAGCTATGGCCATCTCGCCTATCTATCTGGACCGCCACGGAAATGGCAACATTGGCCGCTTTGCCTGGGTCAACTCTGACACCCGCCGAACGTGCAGTAGCTGGACCTTCTGGGGTGACTGGTGGTGGGACACCAGTGGCGAGCGGCGGCCCACAGCCTATGTCGAGAACACTACCCCCGAGCTGTCCGCCGACCCCACCAACACCACGGAGACGACTGATGACTGACTGGAGAGCACTGTGTACTGAGCTGACCAATGAGCTGCATGGCTACAAAACAGCCAGCCCGATGCACGATCGCTCCCTGCTCTACCGCGCCCGCGCCGCCCTGGCTGAGCCGCAGGGGGAGGGGCCTATGCCGCAGTCAACCCTTTTGCCCTGCCCATTCTGTGGAAGCCGGGCCAATCTGGAAGATCACAGACTGCTGTGGTTTGTTCGCTGCTCCAGTTGCAGCGCCTGTGTTTTTGGTGATCGCGCCCCAGAACCAGAGGAGGAGCTGCCTGATAGTTACTGGCAACCGTTTCGGCAGTCGGCCATAAACGCTTGGAATCGTCGCCCCGCCCTAATCACCATCACCACCATCACCACGGAGACGACCAATGAGCACTGACTGGAAAGCTCTATGCGCTGAGCTACTGGAAGCATGGGATGAGCTGCCGTGGCAGTACGACTGGAAGGGCGATCTGGTGTCGCTCAGCGAAGCCGTAGAGATTGACTTTGGCGTAGCGGACCGCGCCCGCGCTGCCCTGGCTGCAGGCGATGGACCGGCTGTGCCCGAGGGCAGGGAACCGGCCTCCGTCGCTGGGGAGCCTAGCGATGATGACATCATGGGGCTGATGCCCCAACAGATGCACGATGACCTGGCCGCTGCGGCACGTGCCCTGGGGTTTCAGGCCGGCACTGTCAGCCGTCGCGCCATGGGCGCGATGCGCACCATCCTCAACCGCCATGCCGTAGATCTCGCCCTCGCCGCCCTCGCCCGATGGGACCGCCCCGCCCCGGCGCCACGGAGACGACTGATGACTGACTGGAGAGCGCTGTGCGCTGAGCTGCTGGCTGACTACGAGCAGCACCTGTACCGCTCCGTTCTGGCGGACAAGGCCCGCGCCGCCCTGGCCGAGCCGCAGGGGGAGGGGGTGACGGATGACGAATGGGATGCGCTTGTTGAGCGTTCATGGGACAAATATCAAACCGTTGGCTATCAAGGCGAACGGTTTATGTACGACAGCGATTTTGGCAATGCGCTGGATTACGTCCGCAAGGAACTCGCCCGCTACGGCCACCAGCCCGCGCTACCGGCCGCCACTTCTAGTGGAGAAAAAAATGAAGACTGAACACAGCTGCATCAAGAAGAAAATTCCTCCCTTGGAGCTGCTGCAGGATTGCCTTGAGCTTGATCCAGCCGTTCCAAGTGGACTTCGCTGGAAAAAGTCAAACCGTAACAAGCCAAATTCCAATGTAGGCCGACCGGCTGGATGGAGAAATTTTCAGGGGTACTACAGGATTGAGCTTTTCGGAGTTCAGTATTCTTGTCACCAGCTGGTTCTCGTGATGAACGGAATCATGCTACCGCCAGGATGTAGCGAGGTGGATCACATAGATAGGAATCCAAGCAATAATTTAATAGGAAATCTAAGATGGGCCAGCCGCTCAACAAACATGAAAAATAGATCAACTAGGGGATCCATGCCTTGGCGCTTTATTTCGCCTGCACCTCCATCTGGAAGAAAGACCAGGGCACAATATAAGCATCCACGAACCGGAAAAAAGATTCACGTCGGTACATTTGAAGATCCGTATGAGGCTCACTTGAACGCCATTATTCATCGTCTTGAAAATCACTGGATTGACTAATGAAAGAACCGATCGAGGCAGCAACACAGCGAGGGGTGGGGGAAGCCGCGCTCGTTCGCCGCATGTGCGAAATCATCCTGGGCAACACGTTCGGCAACGAAGAGCTGGACTCCCTGGCGCTGCTTGTTGGGCATCATCCTGATGTACTAAATGCGTCCACGGTGCCCGTCTCCGCTCCCCCGCCGGTTGCTGAAGGGGAGGTGGGGGAGTTGGTGGACAAGTTGCGCGTGTACTCCAGCGAGTGCTCGCCGCTCTGGGCTGGCCTGCTTAGGCGCGCCGCTGACATCCTCACCCGCCTGGCGCTGCAGCCGGTATCGGTGAGCGAGCGGCCCTGGGAGCGCGAGGGGTGGTGCGATGGCGATGGCCGGTGCTGGTGCATGTCGACGCTTGACGGTCCACCACTCCGCTGGTGGCTGGTTCGCCCTGAGCCGCTGTCCGATGGCTTTGTGCTCCCCGCCCACGCCCTGCCCCTGCCTGCGGGGGGGGGTCCCAGCCATGAGCGACACCAACCGCCCGCCGCTGTGGGAGGTGATTGAAAGCTGCGACGCATACATGGTCATTCACGGCCTTTTGCGGCGCAAGTTGATTGCCATGCTGATCCGCGCCCTGCGTGACTGGCTGGTGCCGGAGGAAACTCCGATAACCGACAATCTTCCACGAGGATGCTATTCAACTTCGTCCATTAAGCAAGATGAACGCCAACGCCTCCGCGCCCTGCTCGCCGCTGAGGCAGAGCGGGCAGAGCGGGGCGACCAATCCACAAGTGAGAACGTTTACCCCAACGGTGAAACATGAACAACGTGCGAACATTCCCGTCTGGTTGGACAACAAAAATAGATACGCCATGCCCTCTGTTGGCACCTTGCTCAGATTGCAAGCAACTCTTGCCAGTTGTTGACTTTTATCCAGCGAAAAACAAAAGAAAGACCATTCTAGGAACGTCAATAGTTTCCATGTGCCCGAAGTGTGCAATTGAGCGGTATAAGAGAATTGATCCGCGACTGAAACTCTTGTACGCAGCAAGGCAACGAGCCAACAAGTTTGGCCTTGAGTTCACGCTAACGGTTGATGACATTGTGATTCCTGAAGTTTGCCCCATTCGTGGCATCAAAATTACCGATGGAACTGGCACCGGCCCCCGCAATAGTAGCCTTAATTCAAGCTCTGCTAGTCTGGACAGGATTAACAATCAGCGTGGATATACCCCCGATAATGTCAGAGTTATCAGTAGGCGAGCCAATCTTGTCAAAAGCAATGCAAGTCCAGCAGAGTTGATTCGCATCATTGTCTACATGATTGAAAATGAGCACGCTCTTGAGAAAGAAGACATAGCCCTCTTGAAGGGCTTAAGGGATTTGCTCAACTCTCACCAATTCGGTATTGAAAGTGACCAACCAAATGGCTGAACTACCCCTCTATCCCGACGAATACAAGAAACTTGTCGAATCAATCTATGAGGACCTCAACCGCCAAGACAGAATTAGAGAAGAAACTGGGTATCCCTGTATCACGCTTCCACGCGGGTTTCAGGCTGCCGCTGTCTCCATCTTTGCCGACAGGAACGGACTCCATGAATTGCCGATGGGACGTTTTGAACTAATTGCACGCCCTAGAGGCCCGCGTAACAGCGTGCAAGGTGCTCTCGTGTTTCACCCCAGCCTTAGTGGAGGAGACTGATGACCTGGCAACCAATTAAAACAGCACCAAGAGACGGTCAATTTTTCATCGGCGCAAATGCGGAAGAGGTAATCATCTGCAACTGGCCAAAACAGATCAGGACTGATTACGCGCCTGGTAAATGGAGACGTGGTAGAGGAGAGTGGAATGGATCTTTTATACCTACCAAATCTCCGCTAACCCATTGGCAGCCGCTGCCGTTCAAACAACTACCACTTCTGGTGTAGGACGCTAAAGATGGCCGTTTGTGAAAACTGCAATGGCGTTGCTTATGTCACTGAAACACGCAGGAATCAGTCAGGCGATGTTCGTCGTCGCTTCCGATGCAGGAGCTGCGACTTTGCATGGACCGAGCTGAATGGAATTGCACCCAAAGGTGCAGCACCAGAGGTAAGGCTGTCTGACGAGGTAATCCTTGACATCCTGACTGATACGTCCCCTCAGTATGTTCTCGCTGATAAGCATGGATGCAGTGCATCCGCTATTGGCAGAATACGCCGTGGTGAAATGCACGCGAACATCCACCCTGAGATACCAAGATTCAAAAGCAAAACCAAAACAGGCAGGAAAACCTGCAGGAAATGCACTCATTACAGGGGTATCAGGCAAGACCCGTGCGACCTGGGGCACAGGGATCCGGTTGAGGAGGGCTTGACATTTGCCTCCTATTGCTCTAACTTTACATTGATTCCAAAGGACCAATGAACGAATCCGAGCTTGAAGTTCTTTTCCGTGAGTGGTGGAAACAAAGCTTTCCAAATTCCCCTCCTGGAAAGCACGCCATCTCAACTCACATCGGATGGGCGCAGTATCTACTGCAGCATGTCAAAAGCGAATCCCAACAGGAGGAGCAGCAGTTTTGAGTGAGGCCAAGGATGTAGCCGCTTGGAAATCAATCCTTCGTCAATGGATTAAAAGGTTTCCAAGCGGAACGATCTTTCGATCAAAGGATGTATTTTCTTGGGTTGCCGATGGCGGCGTTGACTTGAATTCCGGCGATCTCAAGCCTATCAACAATGCAGGTCGTGAAACCTGGCGTCACAGGGTAAGCAGGGCTCTCAAGCAACTGCACGGAACCCGTGAACTTTCGCATCCCGGCATCTCCAGTCACGCATGGAGGATTCCATGAAAAAAGTGTTCTGGTCGCCAGAAGAAAAAGCTGCCCTTGAGTCTATTGCAGGCAATGTTTTGCCAACCATGATCTTCAGCGCCTACAACAGATGGGCAAAGAAGAATGGCTATACAGAGCGCACTAGGCAGTCTATCGCAAGTGCGATGGGCAGGCGCAAGGTTTCACGCAAGGCCGAGGGCGACTGGATAGCCGCTTCGTACATTGCAAGTACCTTGGGCACCAGCATTGACGTTCCGCAGCGATGGGCAGAGAAAGGGCTGATTGAGTCCTACAAAAATGCGGGCAGCAAGTCAAGGCGCTATTTCAGGCGTGCTGATGTCGTTGCCCTTGCCCGCAATCGTCCAAGCGTGTTCGGTGGAATTGATCGCCAGAGGCTTTTTATGCTCCTGGAGGACGAGGATCTTGCGGATTTCATCGCCCAGAACTTCCCGAAACCCCGTGGATCTGGTAAGATGGTTCAGGCCGTCGAAAGCGGTCGCATCTACGAAAGCGTCACCGCCGCCGCCAGGGATGTTTTTGCAACGTCTCAGGGCATCCATTCAGCGATGAAAGTCGGCGGAACATGCGCTGGTTATCACTGGAAACGAATTGAACCAAATGGATTATCAACTGTCAGTCAAGCTGCGTAACTGCATCACGGCTCGCGCTCACTTGTATGGCGCAGAGGCTCTGATTCTTGAAAAAGAGGCTGATGCGCTGGCCGAGAGGAGCGGTCCGGCTCCGGCGACCATTCAAGACGCGAACCCCTTTCACCTGGAGGCCCTGAGCCGCGCCCAGCTGGCCCACCAAGCCCGCCGCCGGTACTTCCGGGAGCTGGAGGCAGTCGATCTCCTGGGCGGCCATTCAAGCCCGTTTCGGGAGCTGGGTTGATGGCTGATCCTGTCAGCGTGGCAATGATCTTATTGCTGGTAGTAACCATTTTTGTGTTCCTTATTGTTTGCATACATCTACCTTAGACAGCCGGATATGGAAAATGCCATTCAGGTAGCACAAATCTCACTGCTGGCCACAATAGTTGCCGGTTTAGCCGCTGCTGTCGTCTGTGCAGTCATTTTGCTGGTCTACTACACATCAAAGATTATCAAATGAAGCACATCGCTCTCTGGAGTTCAACGCCGCAACAGGGTAAATCAACTATTGCCCACTACCTTGTTCATTGCCATGGCTATCAGGCCCTGAGTTTCGCATCTCCTTTGCTTGAGATGGTGGAAACTTTCTTGATGCACCACGGCCTCAACATTGAGGACATTGAGCACTATTGCTACGAAGCAAAAGAAACGCCCATCCCTGGCGTTGGCAAAAGCTACAGGCATCTTGCCCGCACGCTTGGCACAGAATGGGGCCGCAGTCTTGTCAAGGAAACAACTTGGCTGGATGCGTTTGAACAAAAGTTTGACCGCCATTCAAGCAAGTATCCGATCGTTGTTGACGACATGCGGTTTCGCAATGAAGCCGCATTGCTCATGAGTAAGAAGTTTTTACTTGTTCATGTTCATCGCGAAAATGATCGCAGCTCCCTGAGCGATACCCACCAGTCGGACGTAGAGCTATCTTCTTTTGCTGACTGGGATCACGTCATTGACAACAATGGCACGCTTGACGATCTGTACGAATCCGTAAAACAAATCATTAGCTGATTACATGCAAACATCCAGCAAAGCCATTCATCACGACGACAATCCAGAAAATCGCAAGCCTCACGCATTTCGCATTCAGAGCGAAGCGCTTGGTCGCACTGTTTATGTGACCGAGCTGGCGACCATCCATGTTGACGATCTGCGAACGCTGTATCACGAAATTTATTGTGATCGGCAGTCCATGTTCAAGGCTGTCAACGAGTTCACGATCGAGCTGCAAAAAGCTGCACATGCTAGCAGTCAGGATAGGGAGCACATTGAATCCAAGCTCAACCAGCTGAGCCGAAAGATCAATGTCTACAACTCGTTCTACAAGCTGATTAAGCGCGAAGTTACCTGGCGTGTTTCGCTGCACAATGTTGCTAAAGCGAAAATCGTCATTCAAGCGAAGCAGGTCGGGCTAAACGATGCCCAGATCAATGCGCTGCTTGATCCTGATAATTGCATTCATAAGCTGTTCACTATC